CTCTGCAACAACTTCTGCAAACATTCTTGGCTCTTCACTAGCATCATGCCACAGGTCTTTCAAGAACTCTTGGATTGCAGTTTTAATACATCTTTCTGTAAATACTCTCAGAGTATTCTCACTACTCCATAGCTTACTATTAGGAATGACCTCCTTTGTAAGGTCGATATTATTTGATATAATCTGTTTAATTTTCTTTTCATCCATAATCAACCCTCCCAATTATCTGTTGTACCAATCAGTTTAGCAGTATCCTCGTTGTAAGGGATACATTCATTCCAAGAACCACTAGCGCAAATGTAGCAGCCTTCCTTGGTTATATGACTAAAGAGATTTGCTCTCCATCTTTCTGTAGAACAATTTCTTACTAATACTTTGTCGAATGGCTTAGGAGTCCACTTTGGCTTGATGTCCTCAATCTCCAAGGTCTCCATATTGAGTTTTCCACCTAGTTTTTTCTCGATGGTGTTGATGTAGATTTTAGTGGAACCATCTTCTTGGAGAGTGTAATCTTGTGTTGCAAGACAATTCTCCTCTTCAAGATAATAATAACCTCCTTCTACGCTATACTTGCCTTTGAACGTCGTATGTGTATCATCCATAAAGCCAGCAAAGATGATGTTCTTTTCACCATCATTACTTATGAGTACATTGCCTTTCTTCCAAGCAAACTTACTCCAGTTACGCATTTCCTTGCTAGGAAAGAGCACAGGAACTCCATTCCGATTGTATCTCCCATCTGCCATGAAGGTCTGATGGTTTTGACCTTTGTCTGTTACGAAGATGGTATATTCACCTAAGTCTTTTTCGACCTTATCAAAGGTTACATCACCAAAGATAGGTGTGTACAACTTTATTCCTCTTGGTTTGTCTTTAAGTATCTCTGCTATGTTAATTTCTTTTTTCATTACTCTTTAATTTTTGAATTTCATAAATAAATTTCTTTATGTCTATACCACAATCTATAAGTTCCATGTTGGTTTTCTCAGCTCTTTCTATTAAATGAGTAATATCCTCAGTGAATCCATGTATGGAACTATCTTTCTGTGTATACAAGTACTTATTGGTGCTATAGAAGGCACAATTACATAGAAACAAACCATTACCTTCAAGTAAATTCCTTACGTACTCATTGTTAAGTCTAAGGAATATAAATTTCTGTCTATTCTTTCTATTGTACTTAATGTCCTCATATACCAAGATAATGATACCCACAATAGTAGATACCATTATTATCAAACCTAGTATTTCCTCAAATTTCATTTTTTTTTAGTTGGATCATATCCACAATTCTCACAGCAATAACCATCCAAGATAATAGCTTTATTACAGTTAGGGCATAAACCTATCATCCTATAATGTTCATATAATGCCCTTTCACATAATTGTAGATAATTATATTCTTTTTCTGATATAAACAATTTAATTTACATATTAATTAAGTTCTTGTTATACTCATTATATGCCAATGAGTTTTGTATATTATACCACTTGAACACTTTGATAAAAGGTTTATTCATTATATTGTTCTGGCAAGCAAACCTAATCATTGCCTGTAAGTCTGATTTATCCATTGTTTAATATTTAAAGGGTTATCTTGATTCTATAAAGAATCATACTTTGCTAATCTATCACAAGCTCTCGTGATAATAGGACTAGCTTTCTTTATACTTTCTTACAAAGCAAATTTCTTCAAGTGCTTGGGATTGTTACATAGATACTTGATGCTTCCTTCAACAAGTATTACTCCTCCATACCTTGATAGAATTATGTTTGCCAACTCTAGGTATCTAATAGATAAGTTCCTTGATAACTTTATATGTCTCTTTCTACAGAACTTATCAAGAGCAACCAGTAGATTATATGCTTGATTTCTATTTAATGTCATAGTCATGTGCTAAATAGGTCTAAAACATCTTGGGTAGAATACTCTACCATATTAAAAGTATTCCTAGATGCAGATGGAGTAGGAGATACCTTGTCTACAGAACGTAGATTAGTATGCTTATATTCCAACTGCATCAAGGACAATATAGAGAATATATCAGTATCATCGCCTAGGTTATTGTTCAAGGCATACTGATTTACTTGTGACATGGTAATCATGAGTACCAATGATGACTACCATTCCACATAGTTCTTCTAGATGCAATAGACCAGTCTGGTCTATTGTTCATCATTCTGAACTGATTAGCTTGCTTATAGTTATCAAACTCTCTGATAACATGGTCTGTCTTGTCTAATAAAAGTATTGGCTTCATATTGCTTAATTTAAATTATTCAATATAATCATCATAGATGAGGAGGTAGGTAGGAAATACAACTATATTCCCTATAAGCTTGCAGAATTGGTTGAACTCCTCAAGAGTGTTTATTATTACAATGCAGTTACTATAATACTTGATTGTAGTCTTTACATCTTTCTGTTTTTTCCAATCCCATTTGCTTTGTGATTTCCTGTGAATTTCCTTGTTATGTTCAACAGTAACCCCATTCTTCTTTAGTAGCATTATTATATCTATAGATACACCTTCATACCAGTTTGATGCTTGTTGTAATTTGTACTTCATAATTATTTATTCATTAATATCATTAGCTAGATTATCCAACAATGCATTATAATGGAAACCATGATAGAATGTAGTGTCCATATTAGCTCTTAGATTGAGATAGTCTGACATAACATCAGAGCCATCCCTATCCCACAAGTCATTATTGTCCATGATGGCATCAGAAAGTCTAAGGGCTTCCTTGTACTCATTAAGCATTGCCTTGTTGCTCTGTAGGGAAGAAATAATTCTTCTCTGGGAATTTGCAAGAGTAATGAACTTGAAGTTAAAGACCATTGATGTAAGGAGTAGGACAAAAAATATGCTTGCCACTACCCAAGGTGAATTATATTTCTTCATTGCTATTTATTTAAATTTACTTGTAGTTCTTTTAATTCATTTAAAGCATCATCAAGAGCATTATGATTATTAGTTTTGAATGTTTTCCAATCTTTTACAGACTCCTTGATAGTTCTTATATCTCTCGGTTGCCAGAATTTCCAAGGAGTTTCTTTATTAAAGAACTCATATAAGTCTTTAAGACAAAATAAATCCATAGCTCCTTTAGTCCATACCAAGGTGTCCTCATTACTGTGAACTCTGAATATTGTATCTAATATATCTAAAGCTTGATTATAATTTGTACAATAATAAGAATGATAATTACTCAATGGAGTATTTTCTTGATTCATCCACCAAAGTAGTGTTTCACCTGTAAAGGTTCTATTACAAGTATTCCAAGCTTCAGGAGCTATTTGTATTAGTTCCTTTCTCTCTACATTATAGTTTGAATTTGCTACAACAATACCTATTTGGGTAATAGCAGCATTATTTCTTCTACCTAAGGTTTCTATATCTATAATTATATTATTCATTGTCATTTGTTTAAAGGGTTATGTTATAAAAATAATGATTAAAAGCTGACCTAGTATAGGTAAGTCAGCTATAATCTTATATGTTAATATTTCCATCCATCTCTAGTGTATATCTCTGTGCTATTTTCTCTATAAGTATAATCTATACCACCTGTAACTTTTTCATCCTTAGAAGATGATTTTGAGGTAATATTGGGATTCATATTGAAGAAGAACAATTTAATATCTTCCTCACTCATGTGTCCCTTGAACTCTACAGCACACTCTTTGTCAGGGTCAATATATACCTTTATCAGTAAGGGTTGTAATAAGAATAGCATCATGTAGAGTTGCATTCTTTACTTTTTCTAGCTTATATAGTATCATAATTGTAATATTTGATTAAAAATGTTGTGAAAATTGTAATATTATTGAGTTGTTTGTACAAAAAGATTAGGTAGTGGAGTATATGAACTCTTGAAACCTAATCTCTTTGTGTGGGTAAAAAGTGTCAACTAATTACTTTATTATGGTAAATAGCATAGTTTCGATAGATAGTAAAGATGGGGGAGAGGGTATAGCTCACCATCTTTAACTATCTGTCTATCTGCTACTTAAAAGCCTAAGTCAACATCCTGCCAAGCATTCTGACCAGCTTTGCATAAAGCATACATATCCTTGCCATCAGCAGTGGTGCACTCAACCACCTGAAGCTCATCCTTCTGTTCAGCTATCTCTTGAGGGCTAAGCTCACCAAGGTTCCTTGAGAAGGCAACAAAAGTCTTGTTGGTCTTGTTGTCAGGATTGCTAGGGTCAGTGAATACACAGGATTTCCAAGAGTCACCAGTCTCACTGTTGGTAAACTGACCTACCTGCATTCTACCTTTCATCTTGGCAAAGGAAACCAATGACCATGAGTTCTTGATACCATTTGAACTAACACTAGCTGCATTATTGTTCTGCATAATATTTCTCCATCTCAGAAGCACTGTCATTTGTAGTGAATGACTAACTGACTGCAATACACAAACAATCTCTCAAGGACAGTCAACCCTATCAAGATAACTAAATTCTCTAGGCTTCCATAGTTTTATGAAACTACTTCCACCATCAAGATATAGGGGTGGTGATGTGTCCCTTAAAATTTTATGGACTTAGTAAAGTATATACATTATTATATTATATAGTTATTTATTAAATATGTACGCATGTATATAATAAGGTGTAGTGCTGAAGCTTTACTTTAGCAAATGACTAGTGTGATGTGTTGATTTGAAGTATTACTTTAAGGTGTGTTATGCTCATGAGGACTTTATGCTTATGAAGATAAAAGACTAATGTGATGTGTTTATTTAAAGTAAAACTTTAGATAAAATGTTAAACTTAAATAAAAACTACAACTAAAAGCTGTAATATTTTGGTTGTTAATATAATAATGTGTACCTTTGCAAATGGCCCTAGGCAGTGGCAGTGCCTAGATTCACCCTATTAAGGTCCAGTGGATATATAGAGGGTTAGACATCAGATTGTAGGTTCAATATAGAGCTGAGGTTTTTCTGGTAGGTCAAAAATGGTTCTTGATATAAGCTAAGTGTCCACCAAGCTGCTATGGAAAAAAGGTTGAGGGTAAACGGACTATAGGGAGTTAAAAAGCTTACGAGTTAAGTGAATACTGACCGCCTTAGTGAAGTTCTTGAATTAAAAACCACAAAACAAGTCTTATTTATTTTTTTTTTTTGTTTTGTGGTGATTTTGTGGGAATAACTATATCATTACGATATTTAAATATTAAAATATATTAAATTCAAAACTTAAAGTTAAAGATATGATAGATGAAAAATCCTACAAACAAACTTCAAAAGTAGTATTTTAAGAAGGAAAGAGTGTTGCATCACTTATGGCTCACTTTCCTACAGATAATGAGTTGAAGTTTAAAGACATTCTAGATAGTAAACATATTAAGTACAGATTTCAGAAAGTCTTCTTTAAGACTATAGCAGGAGTTAGACATACTGCTGAATGCTACTATGTTGCACAGTTTTGGCTACCAAGAAAAAGATTATTTATTGAGATTCCTTATGGTCATAGGTATAAGAAACCTAAGACTGAGGATTTTAGAAACTATGATGCTTTGGATGTTGTCAAAAGAGTACAATGTGTAAAACTATCTATGGAGGAACTCAATAATGAAGAGTTCATCAATAATTTTATTCAACTAATTAAGTAATAATATGGAGAAATGGATTAACTTGAATATATTTAGTACATTACCAATATTTAATTCAACAACTAGAGTAATGCACAAGTTACTTATGTTAGCTGTAAGAGAAGAGAATCAATGGAAAGTATATCTCAATACCAATATTAGAGAACAGATAATGAAGGACTGCAATGTTCCTAAGGCTTCGTACTGTAGAGCAATAAAGGAATTGGAAGATTGTAATTTTCTTGCAAGGGATAAAGATATTTGCATCCTGAATTTACTAAGTGACTATGATAAGATGTCTATTATCTTCAAGAGGTAAAGAAAAAATAAGCTAGCCCAACAGGACTAGCTTTCTTTATCTCTTGTTTTGTACCAGATAACTCCTATCCAGAACAGTGTCCCCAATATCCATGAGAATACTGTATGTGCATTTAGAAAGTCAGTAGTCATTGCAATAACCAGCATGACTGTCTCATAGAGCAATAACATTCCAACTACATATATAATTGCCTTGATATTCTTCATAACTAATCTCTTAAGAGTTTATACCAATGTTTGTAACCACTATACTTAATAAACTCATGAAGAGTGATATTATTGTATAGCCAAGAGATTAAAACTATGTCTAGGACTAGCATGACTAGCCAGACTAGGCTAATTTCACTGCAAAGTAATATTGCAGAGAGTATTGCTGTGATATATAGGACTAATGCTTTCATAATTTAAAAAGGTTAAGGCTGCCCATTACAGACAGCCCTATGTTATACTTCCAGTGACTTGCAATGAGTGTTATACTCATCAATGCTTACCTTCATGTTTCTTCCAAAGACTCTAATGGTCTTGAATCTATTAGATACTCTGTTTTTCTTGATGACAGGAACATCTATGCTTATGTCACCATTGACTACCATCTCATTGAAATGAGAATGTCTCTCCTCAAGGAATATCTGGTGTATTCTTCTTGATTTCTTGTAGTCATCCGAGCTACAGATGGCTACTCTGTTGAATCTTTTTCTTGCCATAGTTGCTTGCTTTTGGGGTTGATGAAAAAGGGAAGCAGGTATCCCTGCCTCCCATAGTTACTCTTACAATCCAAGGTCAACATCCTCCCATGTGTTTTGACCTTTCTTGCAGAGGGAATACATGTCTCTGCCATCAGATGTCTCGCATTGCACAACCTGCAAGTCATCCTTCTGCTGGGCAATCTCCTGAGGTGTTAATTCACCCAAGTTTCTTGAGAATGCCACGAAGGTTCTGGTATCACCATTGGTGAAGATGGTAGAGTGGAACATTTCTCCAGTCTCCTTGTTGGCAAACTCACCAACCTGCATCTTAGGACCAAACTGCTTTGCAAATGCAATGAGTGACCATGAGTTCTTGATGTTGTTAACTGCTGTGTTAGCCATAAAGCTTTGCCTCCTAGCAGGACTTATTTAGTGCTAGGCATTGATTCCTCAGGTGCTTTCCCTAGAGGCATGTGTGCAGATGGCTATTCCCACTAGAACTCCATGGGAATGGAAGGCTACTATGCTTCACCCTCAACCATCATGGATTGAAAGACCCCAGGGGGTATATCCCAATCCAAGATATGGTGGGGGTGGTGTGTTGTATTATCCTCACCTTTTACACACACTTTTCAAATTTCAAAAAATCGTCCTCTATGCACATTCAAAATTTTCTCTAAAATGGAGTAGGGAATACTTTCATTATAGAATTACGTCCTAAATTAATACAAAAGCATCCTGCCTTTATACTCTCACCACCTAACAATTATAGTTAGATTTTGCTCATAATTCTTTGTAGTTTAGATAATTAATCGTATCTTTGCAGCATAAACTTAAAGTAATAAAGTATGAAGGGATTAAGAAGATACATAGCAAAGCATGGAAGACATTTCACTGTAGAGTTAGCTATGAAGGTTATTGATTGCAAATGGGGCTCATCAGAGGTAGAGAATGCTTCTGATAGGGCAGTATACTATAATGTATCAGAAGCTACAATAGGAGATATAGTGTTCTTAACTAACTTGTTCTCTGAGAGCTTTTCCAAGAGAAGATGTATAAAGTATGCTCTCGAAATAGTAGGAAATGTTGATAGAAATGGCTATGCCTTTGATGCTTGGTTATCTTCTCATGAAGATATTGATCTAACTGAGTATATATAAATGAAAAGGGGAAGCATTGCTGCCTCCCCTAAACAACTAACTTAAAAACCTATAAACGTATGAAAAAAGAAATTATATATCTAAACTCCTCCTAACCTATCAGCTGATGCTTCAGTATAAAACCAATTATATGGTTTGCTTGGAGCTACCTTCTTATGGGTAGCCGCCCAAATAATACTAGGAATACCTATTACTAGAAGATATAAAGGACCTAGCATCAAGCTCTGTCTAGTATGTCCATACTCATGCTTCACAGTACTGTCTGTTGCTCTTGGTGAGAGAAAGATATGATTGCCAAGAGTGACACTTCTACATGATGTTCTTTTGATAAATACTATGGCATCTTGATAAGTGCAAGTATCTAGAATCTCACCTTTATTACTAAGATATGTGAAATATATGTAGGCAGCTATTGTTTGTGGAAGCTGCCAAATGTATTTTAGTATTTCCATAATGTATATACTTAATGATTCACATTGCAAAGATAGTAATAGATGAGGTACTATGGTAGTATCTAGCCCTTGTTGTTAAGTAATATAAGAATGATTATTAGATATTTGCTTTTATAGTTAGATTTAAGTATCTTTGCATCACATAAGAAAGGTAATATGAAAACATATACATATATAGCAGGTGTATTGGTAGTAGTCATGGGATTCATCATAGCAATTCTCTGGGATAGCAAGGATAAAGCAGAGAAGAAATGGAAGGATGCTATGGAGAATGTCAAGTCCTATGAACAGCAATTCAGTTCCTCGAAAGATAAGAATAGAGCATTCAAGCTGACTATAGATCAACTAAAGAATAGTAATGACTCTATCTTTGCTAAGTTGAATGCTACTAGGAAAGAGTTGAAGATAAAAGACTCAAAGCTAAAGAGTTTACAGTACATAGGTTCGGACTTTTCCAAAGTAGATACCATTAGGATACCTGGGGACACTATATTCAAGGATACTAATCTAAACATAGATACACTACTCTCAGATGAATGGTATTCTGTTAAGGTCGGGTTGAAATACCCATCAACAGTAGTGGTACAACCTAAATTTAAAAGTGAAAAACACATTGTGGTATCTGCCAAGAGGGAGACTGTGAAGCCCCCAAAGAAATTCTTCTTGTGTCGATGGCTACAAAAGCATCATTGGGTGGTGAATGTTGATGTAGTTGAGGAGAATCCTTATGTGCAGAACCAGACAAATAGGTATGTGGAAATAGTTAGGTAAAAGGATTGTTTTAGGATTTTGTTTTTAGGTTGAATTTTTGTTTTTTTTTCATTTTCTCCCTCTGTCAGTGGACAGGGGGAGTTTTTGTTTTATATCATTCTTTGTTATTGTCTTCTGTATAGATGTCAGTGATATTATCCATTTGTTCTCCTATGTACTTATCAAGCAGCTTTGCATAATGAGTAGTCATTCTTGTGTTGGTGTGTCCTAGCATCTTTGATACTACCTCAAGAGATACATTGTTCGCCAAGGTGACAGTGCTGGCAAAGGTATGTCTTGAGGTGTGGAAGGTTATGTGTTTGTCTATGTGACAATATAGGGCAATATCCTTGAGATATTTATTAATGTCCGAAGCATCCTGTATAGGGATTAATTTATCACAATCTCTATACTTTTCTAGTATCATCTTAGCCATTGGAAGCAGAGGTATCCTAGATAGTACACCTGTCTTTACTCTTTTCTTCTTTATCCAGATTCTACCTTCATCATCTTTCTCAAAGTGTTCAAGTTTGAGGGTCTTGATGTCAATGTAAGCTAGACCTGTGAAGCAGCCAAAGAGAAAGAAGTCTCTTGCCTTCTCTAGTCTAGGAATAGGAGTATCAAAGTTGATGATTCTTCTTAGTTCTTCCTCTGTAAGGAAATCTATATCCACAGGTTTTCTTTCTATCTTATAGTTTGCAAGCATATTATATGATATATAGTTGTTGGAGACAGCTAGGGTAACAATGCTCTTCAAATACTTCAGATGCTTGGTACAAGTATTCTGTGCCATGCCTTTGTCTGATAGAAGAAATGTATGGAATAATTGCATAAATCCTATGTTTATTTCATTAAGAAGAATATCATCTCTATCATATTCTTTTTGCATAAACTCTAGCAGTAGATTCCTACTATGCTCAAAGCTATATAAGGAAGCTTTAGATATACCTTTTCCTAATAGCTTGTTCTTGTTTTCATTATACTCTGAGATTACTTGCATGAGAGTCTTGTCTTTTAATGATTCCACCTTATTATATATAGCATCCTTCAGGAGATGTACTGTAACCATATAGCCCCTTTTCATGAGTTCAACCTCCTTCTCATAGATTTTATTTCTTAGCTCTATGAGATAGTCATTGATGAGTTGAGCTTCCTGAGTGCTACCTTTCATCGTTTGCTTTTGTTTGTTCCAATCTGATGCTTTGGCAAACTTGCCTGTACTGAAATAAATTCTCTCTCCATTATAGGAGATAGATGCTTCAATAGGTGATAGTCCCTTCTTGTTTTTCTTACTTGCTCTGATGGAGAAGTAAACCATGATGCAATGATTTTCCATTTACTTATCTTTAATTTAAGGTAAGCAAGTGAGTATTATTGACTTAGTGTAAAATTGCAGCCCATTTACATAAATTAGCTTTTGGGCTGCAAATGGGCTGCAAAAATAGTCTGAAATAGGCATAAAAAATCCCCACAGCCTTATGACCATGGGGATTACATTTACTTATATCCTGTATGCTCTTTACCTTACTTCTTGTTCAAAGCGAGGTCTACAGCTACGGCGATAGCTACAGTAGCACCAACCATAGGGTTGTTACCCATACCGAGGTAACCCATCATCTCTACGTGAGCAGGAACTGAAGAAGAACCTGCGAACTGAGCGTCAGAGTGCATACGACCCATAGTATCGGTCATACCATGGGAATAGTATTATTCCTTGGTTGTTATTTACTTATAAGTCAAATACTTATATCTTGCTTACCTTGTTCAACATGTTAATGAACTCTTGAGTAGGCTGCAACTAAGACAAATAATATCCTGTCACTAGTGTCCCGTTTAACTGGGGCAATTATTATATAAGTTATTTATTTTCAATATTTTATATTCTATAAGTCGTGTATTCGATTTGATTTTGTACTTTTGTACTCATAATTAATTTATGCGTACAATGAACAAAGGCAAAACTATATTTTCCCAGATTATGTCACTTATACCAGAACGTGATTTCAAGGCTTGCGTTGACCGTTATAAAGGTAACTATAGAGCAAGAAACTTTACCTGTAGGGATCAGTTCTTGGTAATGAGTTATGCACAATTGACAGGTCGTGATAGTCTCCGAGACATAGAAAATTGTCTTATGGCACTCTCAACAAAACTTTACCATTGCGGTATTAGTTATGCTGTTCCTCGTAATACGTTAGCTAAAGCCAACGAGAATAGAGACTGGCACATCTATAAAGACTTCGCAGAGGTACTATTAAAAAAAGTACGTCCACTTTACGCTAAGGAACATTTTAGACTTGAGCTTGACAACATGGTCTATGCCTTTGACAGTAGCACCATAAGTTTATGTCTTAAACTCTGCCCTTGGGCTAAGTTCCGTAAGACTAAGGGAGGCATAAAAATGCATACATTGTTAGACTTACGTGGTAATCTACCAGTGTCTGTCTATCTGACTACAGCATCCGTAAATGACGTGAAGGGATTGGATGAGCTTTATATAGAACCAGCTGCTATATACTTGATGGACAAAGGGTATGTTGACTTTAATCGTCTCTTCAAATTGATAAATAAGAAGAATGCATACTTTGTCACCAGGGCTAAAGATAACATGCTTTTCGATGTAGTATCAGTAAGTCCTGTTGATCAAAGCACTGGAGTCATTGCCGATGAACATATCAAATTAACAGGACAGCGCACCTCCAAATGGTATCCTGAAGAACTAAGGATGGTAACGTATGAAGACTATGCAACAAATAATGTGTATAGATTCCTCACAAACAACACGGAATTTGAAGCCATTACCATTTCTGAGTTATATAGAGAAAGATGGAACGTGGAGCTGTTCTTTAAATGGATTAAGCAACATCTTCACATCAAATCATTTTATGGAACTTCAGAAAATGCCATATATTTACAAATTTGGATTGCCATTTGTACCTATTTACTTCTTGCTTATGCAAAGAAGGTGATGCACATTGAACAATCGTTACACACTATTTCAAAGAACGTGGGTCTATTCCTTACGGATAAGACTCCTTTAAACGAATTATTCTACAAAGCTGTTCCTAAAGAAGAGCCGGAGGATTTATGGTATCCTAGTCTTTTTAAGCCCGACGATTTCTAAACGGGACAGCAGTGATATCCTGTTTTAGCCTTTCTCTGATTGAAATGTTTTGTTTCTGATGCAAAGGTACTAACTTTATTTGAAATAAAGAAGAGTCCTATAGTACTTGCTGTATTAAATATAGTTAAGAGAATAAAGATTTAAGATGTTTACTAAGACTTTTTAAAAAGAAAAGTGTATCTTTGCAACAGAAAATACTTAGATGTATAACAAGCTACAAGACAGTATAAAAGAACGCTTTGTTAAAGTGATACTTTAAGTAAATATGTAAGGAAAAGAAACTTTAAAAACAAGAATATTATGGTATCAAAAATTAAATCCACATCCATCAGTAGGGATGAACAGAGATGGCAAGCTGAGAGTGATGCTGACACCATGGCAAGGTATCAAGAGATAATGAATGATAGTGCCAGGAGAAACAGAGCTATCAAGGTCGCTAAGACAAAGGCTGCTGAACTCTCCAAGAGAGCAAGTGCAATGCAGAATGTTGCAAAGGTTAAGTCACCCTCTAAAAGAAAGTAACCTATGAAGACTCATATAGATTATTTTGTAGCTAGGTCACTTAGGCTACTGATAGATGCTGTTAATCAGTATAATGAAAACAATCCAGATACCCCTGTCTTGAAGGAGGACATTGTAGAGGTCAAGGAAACAGGAGAGGGTTATATTCTCTTGTATTATAGATAAGGTGTAACGTTCAATTCTATTGTTATGACAAAATCAAAGAAGATAATGAAAGAGGAGGAAGATCCTTGGACATTCTGTCCTAAGTGTTACTCCATAAGGTTCAAGTATGAGGATTCACTTGGAACTGAATGCTGTGAGGACTGTGGTTGCACAGACCTAAAGACCTCTACCTTTGAGGAATGGGATAAGCTATATAGAAATAGATATGGGCATCCTTATTTGGAAGATGCAGGTCTTGTCAAGAAATCACCTATATTCCTATTGACAGATGAGCAATTGAAGACTAGGTTATTCAAGCATCCTGATTGTATGAGGATTTGCAAGGAACTATACCCTGCATTCCCAGGAGGACTTAGCAAAGAGGATGCTGTGTTGTTGTTATTCTCAAAACTTGTCAATGACAATAGGTTGGATGCACTTAGAATGAATTTATATAACAGAACTAAAAATAAGTAAAAGTATGGAAGAGCAGAATAAATCAAAGGTAGTGAAGATGAATGCAGGCAATAATAAGTCTGAGGAAAAGAAAAAACTTAGTTATGAACAACTTAATGATGCTTGCAATCAGTTGTTTCAGCAAAATCAGCAACTTGCTAGAAGAAACAGGGAGCTTGAGGGATTTGCAATGAATAAGAGACTTGATTATCTCTTTAAGGTATTGGAGTTCAGTAATAATTTCTCAAGTGATTTTGTAGGCAATTGTGCCAGTGAGATTGAGGAAGCAATGACTATTCCTCAGGAAGTAGAAGAACATAAAGGCAAATAGTATGGAAGAGTCAACAAACAATAAAAACAATGGTTTCCACTTGCCAAAGCCTAACAATGTGATACCTATCAAGGTAACAATGGGCTTGGACTTCTTCAAGTGGTGGTGCCTGTTCCTAAAGCCATTCATCAATCTTACTCCTAGGGAGAGAGATGTTATAGCAAGTTTTCTCAATCAGAGATGGGAACTTTCTAAGAAGACAAGTGATCCTGCCATCCTTGATACCATGGTGATGAGTAATGATACAAAGAGTAAGGTTATTGCTGAGTGTGGAATTACACAGGCACATTTCTATGTAGTGATGAGCAATCTCAGAAAGAACAAAATTATTGTGAATAATGTTATTAATCCAAGGTTGATTCCTAACATTAGGAAGGATGACAATGGTTACTTTCAGTTGCTGGTATTGTTTAAAGATAGTCAGTTGAGTGCATGACCTATAAAGATATTATAGTAAAGGTAGCTGGTGACTTAGGTCTTTCCAAGAGACTTGTAGATAAGACTTACAGGGCTTATTGGAAAGCTGTGAGGGAGCATATTTCCTCATTGCCTTTGAAGGAAGACCTGACTGATGAGGAGTTTATGAAACTGCAACCTAATGTGAACATTCCTTCCATAGGCAAGCTTTATGTTACTCTTAACAGATACCACAGGATAAATGAATCATATAATAATTATTTACAAAAACAAAATAAAAAGTAGAATTATGTTACATATTACATCTATAAAGCCCTTGTTTAATCACTTATTGATTACCGCTGATAAGTTTGAGAAGGATATGATTAGCAATGGAGTCATTGTTGCTGGCAAAGGAGATTTAAAGTTATGGCAGACTGTTATTGCCATTGGTTTTACAGTCAGAGACATTAAGGTAGGAGACAAGGTAATGATTATTCCTGACCATTTTGCCGTAAAGAAGTACAATAAGAACTCTGTTCAGAATGACTTGGACAATAATCCTGTCCTCACCTATAATTTCCCAATTGAAACAATAGATGACAAGGATGGTAATCCACAGGAATATCTTTACATCTCAGACAATGATGTAAGATATGTCTTTTATGGAGAGGAGAAGGACGAAGCTCTCATTACCCCTGGTAAGGCTAAATTAATAGTATAAGGTGAATTTGAATTTTTCATGATTTTTTCTAAATGAGACAATAGCTCTAGCCTGTGAAGGTTGGGGCTATTTTTATGTTATCTAAGCATTAGTCTTAGATACTTGCCTATACCTTATTATATATATACTTTTGCAGGAATAAAGAGTAGAAGTATATGGAGAATATAAGGTTTAATAAATGTCAGACACCTCTTGAAGACTTACATCTAGAGAACTATCCTACGGAAGTGCAAGAACAATTTTGGGATTTCCTTAACAATGTTCCCCTTATCAAGTGGATGGTGTCTCCTGATAGACCTCTTGTGTCAGAACTTCCTAGAAATAAGGAAGGCAGGGCTATCATAGATATTACACATCCTCCTATTTTGGAAGGAAGTGATTATTTCAGACCATCAGCATTAGCTTTTGAAAAAAACAAAGGAAGATATTCCTTGCTAAGACCTAATGCCAATCCTAACAGTGACTATGGCAGATGGCTATATGGTGAGAGGAGCAGGGGATGGAATGGCTATTGTAATCCTCAGACAGGCATGTGGGTTACAGGAGATTACTATTGGATGCTTAATTTCTGTCCTATGCACCTTGTCAAGAAAAATGAGAAAGGAGTATCCATGAGAACTGTAGCCCATCCTAGATTTTGGGATGGTCAGTTCCTAATGTCTCATTACTTGCATCAAGGTAGAGTTCATGGACATCATGCTTCTGCATTGGCTAGTCGTGGTAGGGGTAAGACTAGCTTTGGAGCTGGACTTCTTGCTAGGAGATGTATAATAGGAGAAACAGAAGATAATAGGAAGGAAGTACAGTGTATGGTTACTGCTGTAGATAGAACCAAACTTATGGATACTAATATGATTCTCAAGGTATTCAAGGATAACCTAGACCATTGTGCAAAGTATACTCAGTTTGCATCAAGGAGATTAAAGTCATCAGACCAAGAGATGGAATGGAAGATGGGATTCAAAAAGGCAGGTAGTGAGGTGGAATATGGCAGTAAGAACTCTGTGTCAGGTATTATCTCAGGTGTTAACCAAGATAAGTTGAATGGTTCTCGTGGAGTATTATATCTTATTGAGGAGGCAGGTATCTTCAAGAACTTGCTTAGTGTATTCAATATGATTAGACCTTCTGTAGAGCAGGGTAATGATACCTTTGGTGAAATTTTTGCTTATGGGACTGCTGGAGATGATCAATCTGACTTTACAGCCTTTGCTGAGATGTTCTATTCTCCTGAAGGATATAACATGGAACCTTTAGAGAATGTCTTTGATAAGGAAGGGCAGGGAAGGAAGCATTGTTGCTTCTTCTATGGTGCCTATATGAACTATGGTAATGACTATATTGATGAGAACGGTAACTCTGATGTTACCAAGGCTTTGCTTGCCATACTATATGATAGATACAAAGTAAAGTATGGTTCCACTGATGTCAATACCATTGTAAAACGTATATCCCAATATCCTATAGTTCCACAGGAAGCCATGATGAGAAGTCATGGTAACGTCTTTCCAGTGACAGAACTTAATGAGAGATTAAATCAGATAGATAACAATCCTAATGAGTATGATGATACTTATGTAGGAGAGTTGGTACAAGATAATAAAACAGGAGAGATTAAGTTCAATCCTACGGCAGATTTACCTATCAGAGATTTCCCTACTAAAGATAATAAAGTGAAGGGTGCTCTTGAGATATTTGAGATGCCTAAGAAGGGAAGTGATGGCAAGGTTCCTGCTGGCAGATATATTCAGAGTGCTGACCCATTTGATAGTGATTGCTCTAATACTATGTCATTAGGTTCTTTGTTTATACTTGACTTATGGACGGATATGATAGTTGCAGAGTATACAGGAAGACCTCCTTTTGCTGAAGATTTCTATGAGATGGCAAGAAAACTATGTCTGTTCTATAACTGCAAGTGTATGTATGAACAGAACATCATGGGTATGTTCTCTTACTTTAGTTCCCATAATTCTGTTCATCTGCTGGCAGAGACTCCAGAGTATCTTGTACAGAGAAACATGATAAGTAGTATAGGCTATGGCAATAAGTCTGTAGGTATCAGAGCTATCACTCCTATTATCAATGGTGCATTCAAGATGATACAGACTTGGCTTAGGAAACCTATAGTAACCATTGAGACAGATGAGAATGGGGAGAATAGGGAAGTACAGATAGCTAATCTATACAGAATAAAGAATAGAGCCTTGCTAAAGGAACTTGTGTTATGGAATCCACAGGGTAACTTTGATAGGGTGATGAGCTTGGTTCAACTTATGCTCTATAGGGAGGAGAAAATGGTTCTTTACCATGGAGACTTAAAGCATACTGAAGAGGTAGGCTCTGGCATGGAGAAAGATGATTATTGGGATAAGAACTATCCAGGAAAGAAGGACTATGGTATAGCAGTAAAAAGTTGGTATGAGTAAACTAAGAAAGGTGCTTGTTTTAAGTATCTTTTTAAGTATTTCTTAGGTAATAAATAAGAACAAAGATAATATACTTATATTTCTATACTTTTGCAGCAAAAGAAGAATGTAGAACTAAAGAGAAGAAAAAGTATGGAAGAATTGAGTTTTGACAATATCTTGGGTGAGCAGGAGATTGAGAATCTCTTCATGGAACCTAAAGATACTGATGTGCAAGAAGAGCACAATGAGACAGAGGAGGAAGACAAGGATACTCCTCCTGAGAAAAAGAAAGAAAAAGATAAAACTACTGAGGATGTAAATCCTGAGACTTTGTTTGAGGAAAATCCAGAGAGCGTAGGTAGTGGTGATGATAAAGAAGGTAAGGGTGAAGATACTGATGCTGATGAGGATTCAGATGGCACTTCTCCAAATGACAACTTCTACTCTTCCATTGCCAATGCCTTGGCAGTAGATGGTATCTTCCCTAACCTTGATGATGAGACTGTAAAGAAAGCTGTAGATGCAGAATCCTTTAGTGACTTAATTGAAGCAGAAATTAATGCAAGGCTTGATGAGAAACAGCAGAGGATTTCAAAGGCTCTTGATAATGGAGTGGAGCCTACTGACATCAGAAAGTATGAAGGTGTGCTTAACCAAATCAATACTATCACTGATGCAGCCATTGCTGAGGAAAGTGAGAAAGGTGAGAGATTGAGATATAACCTTATCTATCAAGACTTTCTTAACAAGGGTATGTCACAGGAGAAAGCCAAAAAGCTTACAGACAGAAGTGTAGATAATGGTACTGATGTTGAAGATGCTAAGGATGCTTTGCAGAGTAACAAGGAGTTCTTTAGCAATGCTTATAACAAGTTGTTGCAGGAGGCACAGGAGGAAGCTGATGAGGAGAAAGCAAACAGAGACAAGAGAGCAAAACAGTTGGAAACTTCCCTCATGAAAGACAAGCAGTTGCTTGGTGACATGGAGATTGGCAAGGATATTCGTAAGAAGGCATTTGAAACAATTTCCAAACCTATTTACAAAGACCCAGATACTGGTCAGTATATGACTGCTATCCAAAAGTATGAGAAGGAGCATGGAGCAGATTTCCTCAAGTATACAGGTCTCATGTATGTAATGACCAATGGCTTTAAGGATTTTGACTCCTTTGCCAAAGGTAAGGTAAAGAAAGAGATGAAGAAAGGTCTTAGGGATTTGGAGAAAACCTTGAATAATACTAGGAGAAACAGTGACGGTAGCCTAAATATGGTAACTAGCCAAAAGGATGATCCTAACTCATTTATCAATGGAAATTTGAAACTTGACCTTTAAGACCTAAAGTATAAGTAAAAGATAAATTAATGTTTAACTATTTTATAAAATGGCTGGAAAATTAAGTAGATTTCAGAAGCAGACCTTTAGTCATTGGAAGGGTTTAACTAAGAGTAATCATCTTGGCAGTATCTTTCAGATGCAGCCTCAAAAGGCTACATCATTGATGGTTCAGCTTCTTGCATGGTATAGGGGTAAGACCCTTGATACTTTCCTTTCACAATTTCCTGTTAAAACTTTTGACTCGGATGATGAGTACACATGGGATATTATTGGTAGTGCCATGAGGAACATTCCTCTTGTAGAGGCTCGTGATACTGATGGTAAGATTGTTACTTCTGCAAGTACTAATGTAGGTGTAAATGGTGAACCTTTTTATTTGGTATTCGCTGAGGATTGGTTTGCAGATGGTGAAGTAATTACTGGTGAGCGTAATGAAATTTATCCTATTAGGGTTCTTGCCAATGGTAGGAATGAGGGTACAAACACCGTAGATTTGTATGCGGCTTAGTTGAGTAATCAACTTTGAAAATTGGGCAAAATCGGTGAAACCATCCAATAATGTAGTTTACTACAAATGGTAATACCGAGCTAACCTAAGGAATTAAAGGACTTTAGGTAGTGTAGAGAGTAGAATTTGAAAACTATGATAGGAAGAATTTACAAGATTGTCAATGACATCAATGATAAAGTTTATGTAGGTCAAACTATAAGAACTTTAGTTCAAAGGTTCCAGAAGCATTGTAGTTATTCTGATGATGTAAATCATACAATGGCTATCAAGAAAGCTATTCATAAATATGGTAGAGACCATTTTAAGATAGTATTGCTAGAAGAACTATCAAATTGTAATCAAGAACTTCTTAATGAAAGAGAAATATTTTGGATAGCATATTACAATGCTTATACAAAGGGTTACAATTTGACAAAAGGAGGTCAGTTTTGTGGTCACTCACAGAAACTTTCCATTGAAGAAGAAAACAAACTTGTAAAATTATATGAAGAAGGCTATGGTTCTATAAAATTAGCTAAGATGTTTAATGTGGATAAAACCACAGTTCTAAACTATGCTAAAAGACATAACTTGGAAAGAAAAGATACCTTAGATAAAATTGTAGACATAGAGGCTGTAAAAGAGTATATCAGGAAGAATAAACCTACTGTGAAGGATGTTGCTGAGAAATATCATATCAGTAAATGCTCTGTTTATAATATAATAAAGAGAGCTAATGACAATACTCTGATATTAAACTCATATAATCCTAGAAAGAGCAATGCGGTCATAAAAGCTAAGGAGATTTGTGATAAGTATAAAGAAGGGTATAATATTCAAGATTTGACAAAGATGTTTCATACCAACAAAAGATACATATCAAAAACTCTTAAGGAAAATGGAATTGAAATCCAAAGAGGTCGTAAAACCTTAATATAGAATATAATAATTCCAAGAGTGTCCAGACCCTACTATACTTTAAGTATGTATGAGGGTTAAAATGTACTCCGAACTAACACAATGGTAAAGTGTTAGAACTAGGGAATAAAGAGTTCCTAGGATAACAAATTTGGTACAAAGTAGAATTGATGGGAGCAGTTACTGCTGGAATTCCTGCTGAGGAATTGCTTGCAGGCAAGCGTTTCTCTGTAGAGTATGCTCCAGTAGAGCGTGACCTCAGTAGAAAAGTTGGAGATGTACGATTTGCAAGTCCTATTGCCATGAGAAATGAGTTCTCTACAATTAGGATTCAGCATAAGGTCCCTGGTTCAATGCTTGGTAAAAAGGTTGCCTTTGGTATTCCTGTAACTAGGGAAACTAATGGTCGCTATGTCAAGGATACTGTAAACATGTGGATGCATGAGGTTCAGTGGCAGTTAGAGCAGCAGTGGAGTGAGTACAAGAACAATGTTCTTGCTTTTGGTCGCTCTAACAGAAATAACAATGGTGAGTATCTTAACATTGGAAAGTCTGGTGAAGCCATTAGACTTGGTGCAGGACTCTATCAACAGATGGAGGTATCCAACACTATGTTCTACAACAAATTCTCACTGAAGCTCATAGAGGATGCACTTTATGAATTGTCTGCTGCAAAGCTTGACATGAATGACAGAACATTCATTATTAAAACTGGTGAAAGAGGTGCTATTCAGTTCCATAAGGCAGTACTTGATACTGTAAGTGGTTGGACTGCATTCCAGATTAATGGTGATGCTATTGGCATGGTAAAGAAGACAAACTCTCCTTTGCATGAAAATGCGCTCTCAGCTGGCTTCCAGTTTGTTGAGTTCCAAGCTCCTAATGGTGTCAAAGTTAAGGTAGATGTGGATCCATATTACGATGATATGGTAAGAAATAAGATTATGCATCCTAATGGTGGCCCTGCATTCTCTTATAGGTATGACATCTTTGACATTGGTACAATGGATCAGCCTAACATCTTCAAGTGTGCTGTCAAAGGTATGGAAGGTGATATGACCTCTTATGAATGGGGTATGCGTAATCCATTTACAGGTCAGATGGGTAATCCAAATATGTCACATGATGAGGATTCAGCAACCATTCACAAGATGACAACCACTGGTGTATGTGTACTTGACCCTACAAGGACAATGAGTTTGATTCCTGCAATCTTGGCAGGCTAAAAATGATAGTAGGCAGTGAGGGGGATTATAATTCCTTCTCCTGCTTTCTTTAAAGGTTATAGGAGTAGAAGATATAATAAATAAGGAGAAGTTAAGAATGGCAAGACCAAAGAAAGAAGATAATCCAGAGTTGATGGAAAGCATTAATATTGATGTGACATCACAGGAAGAAACTAAGCAGGAGATTCCAACACCAAAGACAGAACCTAAGGTAGTGGAAAAAACAGTATCTCCTAAGCAATATAGTAGTGAACCAGTAAATTGCTTGAGAAATGAACGTGTTATTGTAAGGTTTGTACCTAGTCCATCAGCAATGGTTCAAAGAAAAGGTCATATCCTTAATGGAGGTATGGCAGAGAATGCAACAAGAAGTTTTGTAGTTCCTAGACTTAACAGGACTGGAGTGTACAAAAATGTGCTTACTAATGCAGAAAAGGATTTCTTGGAGCAAGCAATGGGATTGGAAATCAATGCTCTTAGTATCCATAATCAGGTAAATAACTTCTGGGATGATAGTAATCCTAATGGTATTGGTAGAGTAACACTGCATAAGCAGGATAACTATCTTGACCTTAGTATTCCAGAGCAATATATCCAGTATAAGATTTTGCTTGCTAACAAGGATTATATTGCACCATCCATGGAAGAGCTTGAGGAGAGACCAAAGGCTACTTATCAGTTTGTTATCATCTCTGAAGGAGATGAGACAAAGAGTAATCTCAGTAAGATGGATATTACCATGGAATGCTACACTGAATATGGTGCTATCAGGGATAACAAGGATATGCTCAAGACAATTATTGAGCTTCTTGAAAAGAGACCTATCAGTCCAGATGTCAAGCTTGATTACTTGCAAGGCAAGATTAATCAGTATATTCAGGCAGACCCTCGTAAGTTCTATTCAGTAATCAAGGATGAATACCTTCCTATGAAGATACTTATCAAGAAGGCTGTGGAGGCAGGATTGATTGGTATGAAGAATAATACCTATTACTTACGCAAGGATGGTTCTCCACTTTGTGAGATGAATGAGGAAAGTACTTTGAACAATGCAGCTAAGTACATTGGTTCTATTAAGCATCAAGAACTCAAGTTTCTTCTTGAGGCACAACTTAAAGAAAAATAATATTTGCAATTAATCATATTGGAGTATAGGGGAGGAGGTGAAAGCCCTTCCCACTCCTTTTTAAAATATAATAAGGTATGTCAATAGAAGAGATGGATAATATGTTTGATGTGTTATATAACAATATAACCTCAAACCAAGCACCAGGCTTAAATGCTTATGAGAAGAGTGTCTTCCTTACAAAGGGACAGGATGAAATTTTGAAAAACTACTTTAATCCTAAGAGTAAGGGAAATAATGTTCAGGAAGGCTTTGATGGTAGTGCTAAGAGACAGGTGGATTTCTCTATGCTTACATCTGTAAGCACCATTTCTTCTGGGTTTAGCTCTCCTTTATTTGATAATAGAAGTAATTCTAAATGTATTAGTCTTCCTGAGAAGCTAATGATAGCTATCAATGAAACAGTTACAGTTACTAGAGGAGAAAACACAGAGCTTCTTCAAGTAGTGCCTATTAAGTTTGATGAATACTTTAGACTGATGAGCAAGCCTTATAAGAGACCATTGAAATATCAAGCATGGAGGCTTATCAATAGTGACACAGCTAACAAGGCTGATATTGTTGTAGGTCCTAAGGACGTCATTACTAAATATGTCATTAGATATATCAGAAGGCCTAATCCTATTATAGTGTCAGACTTGGATGGATTAACTATTGAAGGTAAGAACTCCTCTTCAAAATGTGAACTAGACCCTATTTTGCATGAGGAAATTCTTCAAAGGGCAGTAGAGCTTGCTAAGATAGCATGGACTAATACAGGGCAGGATAACCTACAGGCAGTGATGCAAGCAGGACAAAGAAGTGAATAACTAAAGGATTAAGCTATGAATATCAAAGAGTTTTCTGATGGCTTTGACACTATGCTCAATAGCTATAATGTAAGTGCTAACTTTGGTGAGGAATCTTCTAAGCAGACAATAACTCTCGATGAATATGAGAAATCAGTATTTCTTACCAACGCACAAAAAGAGTTGGTCACTAGTCTTTACAATGGCAAGAATCCTTATGGAGAGTCCTTTGAGAGTACTGAGGAGATGAGGAGATACCTAGCTAACTTAGTAAAGGAGAAAAATCTAAAGCCTATTACCAATACTAGTGGTACTCCTTTAGGTATATCCAGCAACTCTAGTTTCTTCACTCTTCCAGATGACCTTTGGTTCATAACAATGGAATCAGTGATAGTAGACAAAGGCAAGTGTGGGGAAACTCATATCAACGTTTATCCTACAAAGCAAGATGAATATCAAGTCATAAGGAAAAATCCTTTCAGGGGAGCCAATGACAGGAGAGCATTGAGGTTAGACTTATCAGAAGATAATGTAGAAATAATCTGCAAGTTTAATATCAATGCTTACTATATAAGATATATCAAGAAACTTAGTCCAATTGTTCTTGAAGACTTACCAGACACTCTATCCATAGATAATGTAAGCAAGACTACCGAATGTCAACTGCATGAAGGTCTTCATCAAAGGATATTGGAACTTGCAGTAAGAATGGCTCTTCAAAGTAAGGGCTATAATCTAAATAATCAGAATAGAGATAATTAATACCTATCAGCAGATAGGAAAGTTTAACTTAATACAATAATAAAATGGCAGTATTTTCAGTTAATCAAAATCGTCAGTTATATGTAGCTAACAAGGTTGTAGAGGCAGCTATAGCATTGACTGGCAAAGGTGACATCAAGGTAAAGACTTTTGGTGACTTTGACAAGGAAGTTTACTTTGAGGTGTTGGGTCCAGACACAGTACTTAGGAGTGATAGGATTCCTGTGAAGAACATTAGCTATGTAAAGGCAGTGAAGGCTGTTGACATGGCAACTCCTATGAAGAAGGTTACTGTAACCTTGGATACTAATGTAAATGGTGGTACTCCTGTAGTTGGTCAGGATTATATTCTTAGGATTAATCTTCGTCAGTTCTATGGCATGAGTGACCAAGACCAGTATTTTAAGGACGCAGCAGTTCATGTTACTAAGGGTATGGACGCTACTAAGTTTTATGAAGCAATGAAGGATTCCTTGAATCTTTGCTTCTCTAGGGAGGTGAATGCTACTAAGGATAGTAACCCATACTTGAAATTTACTTCTAGTGCATCAGGTCTTGTCATTGAGGAGCTTCCTCAGCCTTGGCATCTTGGTACAGAAGCACAGGAGAGAGTACTCTTTGATGTAGTTCCTACTACTATCTATGTAGATAGTGCAGACCTTATTTGGGGTACACAGAAGGTAGAGAACTCTGATACTAAGATTGGTAATGGCAAGAAGATTGCAGACCTTGAGTATTTCTGCCTTGGTGAAAGAGGTGACCAGTATAGAAAGATTGGTTTCCCTAATGACATTGAGACTGTAGGCATGGTTGATCCTGCCAAGGACTATGACATCTTGGAAATCCATTATGCTTTCACTGATGAGGGTGTAAGTAGCTATAGGTCTGAGAAGGACATTACCATTGCAGTGCCTACCGATGGAGCAGAGGCTTATACTCTTATCAATAGTCTTATCACTAAGTTTAATGCTGCTACAGGTCTTAATGTAGCTTCACTTGCAAAAGCTGAAAGTAAAGAGTTGAATACAGCATCTGGCAGTAAGTCAGTGAAGGCATAAAGATACTTTTGAGTTATCTTTCATAATGAACTATTAAGTGAGGGATTTGGGAGTATATCCCTTATCCCTCTTTTTATTTAATTAAAATACAATAGTTATGATTATATTTGACCAATTAAGGATTTCTGATGGTGGAGATAAGATGTACATAAATGCTCATGTAAATGAAGCTGAGTATTTTGATAATATCTATATAGAATCTGTCACCATTATGACTTCAGATAAAGTATCAGAAACTTCTTCCAGCACTCCTAATTCAGATTATATATATACAAAAACAATAGAAGGAGACACAAAGGAGCTAAATCTAGTACTGACTGCTTTTGACTTTGTAAAGACTTGGGAAACAGACCCTAAAGCAATGGCATTTAAACAAAGTGAAATGAGTACAACCTTGTTTTTTGTATATATAAAATGTAAGGGTACTGTTGATGCTAATGTCCCTTGTACCTTGGATGAGAATATAGTGCTTGGAGTAGTATTTGATGAAACAATGTTTTATCAAAAGGTGATGAATCATACAAAAGATTTATTAGCTACTTGTTGCGTTCCAAAACTCTTCATTGACTTTATTCTTCTTTGGAATGCCTTCAAAGCCTCTGTTGAAACAGAACATTATATCTCTGCCATTAAATTTTATAACTTATTGTTTGATGTCAGAGATAGCAAGAGTTATATTGAAACTATAAAAGGATGTGGATGTCATGGATGAAATAGTATATGAAGCTTTATATAAATATTATCATGCCTTGGAATTGAAAGGATATATGTCAAATATTCAAAGCTATAAGCTGCTAATATTGTCATTTTATATGAATTTCATTTCTAATGATTATAGAGGCATAATAAGTAAGGAAGACTATTCTCTTATAGAGAAAGCCTTGAATTGTCTTTATGGAACAAGTTGTTTAATACCTTATCCAGATTATTTGAAAATGGGAAAATTACGTTTAGGTGAATTAACTGAGTTAGTGCAAAGGGTAAAGGCTCTTGAAGACACAAATGTAGTCAAGGTTATTCATGATCTTGATAGTGTGAAGGATGATGTAAAGTCTGATATTATGATTACTGAGGTTGAGTAATAAAAGATTTACTTAAATCAGTAAATAGTTTCTATAATATGGCTCATTGGTATTGGTTTATTCAGTACCTTTGAGCCATAATTAATAATAGGAAATTTATGTTAGTTAAAGAAATCATTTATATGTGCTTAGATTTAGCCAAGGCACAGACTTCTGATGATAGTTTTTGGACAGAAGAACATGTTCTGTTCTTACTAAAGAAATACAGGAGTTTCCTTATCAAGAAGGAGCAGGAGAAGCAAAGGACTACCACTGACATAGCATCTGAGTTTGAGTATCAACAGATATGCTTGGACTTGGAGAAAGTTGCTGCTATTGATGGTAGTCCATGTTCAGGAGGCTATTATCTTAGGACCACTAAGAAGATACCTAAGATATTGGAAGGAAATGAGCCTAGGGTATATCCTATAGATTTTTATCAAGGTATCAATATTAGTTATATACCTAGGGATAGAATGAGATACATAGGCACCAACAAGTTCTTGCAGAATATCATCTATGTATCACTCGGACCTGACCTTCATCTATATCTCAACAGTGGTAATCCTCAGTTCCTCTATCTCAAGAAACTTAGGATGAGTGCAGTATTTGAGGACTTTGATGATGTTTCTGATTATCTTTGTGATGATGATGGTGACTCTACTGCATGTGATGTACTTGATGAAGTATTTCCAATAAGGGAGTACCTAGTACCTACATTAATAGAACTGGTGGTAAAGGAACTTGTAGGAAGTGAGTATAAACCATCTGATGAGAAAAACAATTCAGCGGATGACTTATCAAAGGTAGCAATTAAACAGGGCTAAGTATGGATTACAAGGAATTTAATACAAAAGTAAAGAAGGCTAATCAGAAGAAACAATTTAAGGTAAGAGGCTCATGGGGTATATATCAAGCTTACAAACTTATAAGAAAGAATGGATGGTATGACATTGGGAGACCTTTGAAAGAGCATGAGTTTTATAGTATCATAAGGAATGTCAATAAGTTGTTTGCTAATGAGGTAGCCAATGGAAATGAGTTTACTTTCCCCTGTAAAATGGGTAATTTGGAAATAAGGAAATCCACTAGGGGAGTATATCTTATAGATGGTAAGCTGATTAATACCTATCCCATAGATTGGAATGGTACCTTGAAGCTATGGTATGAGGATGAGGAATCTAGAAGAAATAAGACGAAGCTTAGGTATGAAAATAAGTATGTTTATTCCATAAAATACAATAAATTCCATGCTACTTTCGAGAATAAAAGCTTCTATGCCTTTGATACCAATAGATTTCTCAAGATAGCTTTGCAAGAGAATGTTAAACAAGGAAAAATAGATACATTATATGATACCAAACGTACAATATACAAACATAAGAAGGGTGCTTGATGATATTACTGAGCATCCTTTGCTGAGGGATGTAACTTTGGAACAGGTGGTAAGACATACTATTAGGTTTATATCACTTCATGGTTATCCTCAGCTATATCAGGATAAGATAGAGAAAATACCTATCAAGGACTTCAGGGGATTATTACCATGTGATTTAATCTCTGTAATACAGGTAAGGGATGTAGAAACTAATCTTTGTCTAAGGTCAATGACAGATACTTTCACTCCTGCGTTGAGACCCAAGCCAATGGATATTCCACAGCATAAGGACTTGCTAAATAATGTACAAGGAGGGTATATACCACCTAGGAAAGAAGAAATTGAGGAAGGCACTTTCAAGACTCAAGGTAGGATTATCTTTACATCATTTCCACAAGGTGAAGTAGAGGTATCTTACAAGGCTATACCTGTTGATGAGGATAGATTTCCTCTTCTTATTGACGATGAAACTTATCTCAATGCCTTGGAAGCATATATAAAGGTAAAGGTATTCACTGTTAAGTTTGACACTGGAAAGATACAGGCAGGAGTACTCAGCAATGCCCAGACTGACTATGCTTGGGCTAGCCATTTGCTTCAGTCAGAGATGACAATGCCATCCATGGATGAAATGCAATCTATGACTCGTTACTTAAATACAATGATTAAACCAACAAGACAATTCTCCCAAGGTTTCAAGCACTTAGGAGACCAAGAGTTCATAAGGAGGCACTAATATGGCAAAGAAATATATTAATTGGAAGACAAAAGGAATGAACAGAGATATGTCTGTCTCTGCATTTAACCCTGAATTTGCCTTTGAGAATGTCAATCTTAGATTGGCTACCAATGAAGGTAATACTATGATGTCATGGGTGAATGAGAGAGGAACCAAAAAACTTAAGTTACATATAGATACAGAACCATGGTCTGATACAGAGACTATAGATAAATATGTAAATGAACTAAATGGTAATCCTCTTGGTGCAGCAGTTCTTAATCATAAGTTAGTTATATTTACAACAGGCAGTGGCTATGATTGTATCTATGTCTTGGAGAAATCAAATGTTACTGACTGGGATTTTATAGGAAAGCAATTATATAAAGGGCATCTTGGATTTAATCTAGGTTATCCTATAGAGACATTAGTCTCCTATGAATCTGAGAATATACAAAAAGTTTATTGGACAGATAATTATAATCAGCCTAGAATGATAAATATTGCTTCATATATGGATGCTAAGGCTGAACATTATAATGATATATCCTTTGACTTTGTACAGGAACTTGCCTTAAAGGAAGAGATAAAAGTAACCAAGATATATGGTTCTGGAGAGTTTCCTCCTGGGGTTATTCAGTATGCTTTTACTTATTATAATAAGTATGGTCAAGAGAGTAATATCTTCTATACAACTCCTTTGCAATATATAACTTATGTAAATAGAGGAGGGGCTCCTGACGGAAAGATTGCTAATTCCTTTAGGCTAAGCATATCTAATATAGACAAGAACTTTCAATATATAAGGATATACTCAATACTCAGGACATCAAAAGATGCAGTTCCTTTGGTGAAGAGAATACAAGATATTGAGGTAACTGGAGATGCAGCATCTTTCATTGATAATGGCTTGCAGGGAGAGACTGTGGATCCAACAGAACTCCTATATAAAGGAGGTGATGATATTAGAGTCAAAACCTTTGAGCAGAAAGATGGTACATTGTTTTTAGGAAATGTATTCTTAACAAGACCTTCACTGGATATAAAGACTACTCTTCTAAGTGACAATGGTGTAACTAAAGATAATCCTTTGGCTAATGACAACATTGTTGCAAGAGGGGGAGTAAGAACTTATAATCTTACTACTGCTTATCCCTTTGAGTATGTAAATACCCTAGATAGTTCCGAGGATAATTATGAAGGAGCTGCTTGCTTTAAATCTAGAGAATACTATAGATTGGGAGTACAGTTTCAGTATAAGAATGGTAAATGGTCAGAACCTTGTTGGATAGGTGATAAGCAATGTAATAAAGCACCAGATACAAGTAGTATGGTTCTTACTGTACCTGAGTTTAGATATTCTATGAATAATGTATTCAAGACTCTCTATAAGCAAGGATACAGAAAAGTAAGACCTTTGTTTGCTGTTCCTAATTTACAGGATAGAACAGTACTCTGTCAAGGAATAGGTGCTCCTACCATGTATAGAAATGTAGATAGGGAAGGTTCTCTCTATGCTTCTGCCTCATGGCTGTTTAGAACTCCTAGAGGTAATGGTTCTGATTTCAATGTGCCAAATGATTATTATACAGAATCCGATGGTTATAATGGTGGAGGATATGTTACCCCATCAGGAAAGTTGGAGTCTCAGTATGAATTTGATTGGTATAAAAAGTCTGATGGTACTCCTGATGTTGTCTCACCCAACTTATCAAGTACTGAGGTAATGGGTAAGTATGATGAAGACAATAGCTATCGCATAGACTTAAATTTCTTAACTATTAATTCTCCAGATGTAGAGTTTGATGATTTCTTTGTACATACAGATTTCAAGGGATATAAACTCCGTACAGTAGGATATACTCAATTTGATAAGACCTTTGGAGACATTGATATACAGGTATCAACTCCTGCCATTGGTTCTGATGCAGGAGGATTTACACATAGAAGTGTAGTAGCCCCTGGGTGTGGTGCCCTTATCTCAGGTCTATTCTTTAATGATTATTTAGTAGATGACGAGAATGATACTCCTAAATATGGAGCCTACCATACTAGTAGTCCAGCAGTGGATTTCCCTGTCTATATGTGGCATAAGAATGGCTCATTGAACAATGATGTTCCTAGAGACAATAGAAGTGCAAACTTATTGAAGAAAAGAATTAGTAACTATAGACTAGGATGGAAAACTAACTATGCAGATATAGATAATGATACAGAATTATCCACACTAGACTTGCAGTTATTCAGAAATGACCAACTTTCTGTAATCAAGGTAAATAGTCATACTTATGAAGGAAACATAGATACTATGCTTACCCCTAGTGAACCTTCTTGCTTTTATTTTGTAGGTGATCCATGGAGAGACAAAGTAAATACAAATTATAAATCAAAAAGTTACTATAAGTTGGGTCTTAAAGATCCAAGTAATACAGATTCTAGAAATGGAGTATGGATATTAGAAAAACAAGACTATTGGTCTTGGTGGTCTACAAAGGGGGATAGAACTAATATAGGAGATTATGTTAAAGGCTTATGTCAATGGAGAGAAGGTGTTAGCATCAAATATAAGTCTACTCCACACTTAGTAGGACAGATAAGGGAAGATTCCAATGGATTATATTCATGGAATGGTTCATCATTAGGTGCTGGACAGGCTCCAATAATAGAGGTTTACAAACCTTATGAGAAAGATATTATCTTTGGTGGAACATCTGATGAGGCACTGCAAGCTGCTACATGGATACCTTGTGGACCACCTGTAGCCTTTGATGCTGATACTGTATTCTTGAATGTTGACTTCAAATGGGGAGATTCATATTTCCAAAGGTATGAATGTCTCAAGACTTACCCATTCACTCCCGAGGATAAAAATCAAGTAGTAGAGATAGCATCATTCATGGTGGAGACTAGAGTTAACATTGATGGTAGATATGATAGGAATAGAGGTCAGATTAGTAATCTTAACATGACTCCTCAGAACTTTAATCTTATCAACCCTGTATATTCTCAAATGGATAATTTCTTCTCATATAAGATGCTTAGTGAGAAAGATTATAAGAACACATTATATCCAAATACAGTGACATGGACTAAGACCAAGCAAAATGGTGCTGATGTAGACTTATGGACAAACATTACTATGGCAAGCACATTAGAAATGGATGGTGATAAAGGCACAGTAAATAAACTTATAAGACTTAATAACCAATTGCTATCATTTCAAGATAGTGGTATCTCACAGATACTTTATAATGAGAATACTCAAATAAGTACTACTGAGGGTGTTCCTATTGAGATAGCTAACTCTGAGAAAGTTCAAGGTAAGAGGTATCTCTCAGATACTGTAGGTTGTTCTAACAAATGGTCTATATCCCAAACACCTAGTGGTATTTACTTCATGGATAGCAATGACAAGAGCATCTATCTCTTTAATGGTCAGTTAAATAACCTCAGTACAGCAGGAGGTTTCAATTCATGGGCAAAGCAGAATATTCCTTCGGCAGATACTTTATGGACTCCTAAGGATGGATTTGATAACTTTGTTGCTTACTATGATAAGCTAAATCAAGATGTATTATTTATCAACAAAGATACAGCATTGACTTACTCAGAGAAATTCAATTGCTTTACTTCCTTCTATGATTATGGTGATACTCCTTATTTTGAGAGTCTTGATGATGTAGGTATTTGGATAAAAGGCAACAACCTTTGGCAACATCAAGCAGGAAAGTACTGTAGTTTCTTTGATGAGAATAAACCTTTCTCCATGACATTGATTGCCAACCAAGAACCTCAGATGGATAAGATATTCACTAATTTGGAGTTTAGAGCTTGTGTGGATGGTGAGGGTACTTATGATACTACAAGGGATAAGTTTGTTCCTAGTTTGCCTTTTGATTCTCTTGAGGTATGGAATGAGTATCAGCATGGTGTTCTTACTCTTAGTAATAGGAATGCCAATGACAGGTTTACTCATGGTAAGGATAATGGTATATTAGCTAGGAAATTTAGAATGTGGGCTTGTGACATTCCTAGGGACAATGCAAGAGTAGATGCTACTACAGAGTCTCCTATGGGAATCAAGAGATTCAAGGCTAGACTTCTTGATAGAATTAGGAATCCTTGGGCTTATATCAAGTTAAAGAAGGATGCAGCAACTACTAGTTTCCTAAATAAGACAGAGATACATGATATTATGGCAACATACTTTGGTTAATATAGATAGGTAAGGGAGTCTTAGGGATTCTCTTACCTATTTTTATTATATAAGTAAGACCATAACATAGTCAGTAATAAAGCATTATCTTTGCAATAAATTGTACAGCAATGAGAAAGAAAAATAAATTATATACAGTCAATAAATGGAATCAACCATTGTTCATGCAAGATAATATCTTTGCAGATGGTGGTGGTATCAATATTGCAGGCATTGATACTACAGGTGGTGGTATCAGTGGCTTGGGTAATGTTCTAAAAGATTCTACTAAGATAAACATGGGTCAGATAAAATCCATGAAGCTTCCTAGTCAAGGCTTAGGCTTAGGGATTGGAAATATTGCTAAGAGTGGCATAGGTGCCTTAGGAAATACTGTAGGTGCAGTAGGAAATAAACTTATCAGTGGAGGATTGCAATCTGGTGCTGGCAATGCCATTAGTTCTATAGGAGGTACTGTAGGAGGAGCTATCAGTACTGTTAACCCAGTGGTAGGAGGTATTGTATCAGCTGCATCAGGTATTATTGGGGGAGGTGTGAATGCTCTCTTTGGTTCTAAAGTCAATCAAGCAAAGCTTAATGCAGCAAACCAAGGTACTGATTATCTTAATAACTTTAGTTCCAATGCATCTTCCTTTGAGGATATACAGGGTCCTAATGCTGTTGCAGCAGTACAGAATGCTTATAAGGGAGGTCTCTTCAGTAAAGGCAAGGCTAGAAGAAAGAATAATGCACTTAAAGCTGAGAGAGCTACTGCACAATCATGGGCAGATAGGAGTGTGGATAATAACATTGATAATATAGCAGATACACAGATGGGTAACTTATTGGGTGATTATTATGCTTTTGGTGGTTCACTGGGAAACCCTACAGGAGGAGCAATAGATTATGGCTTTATGTCTGACTATCTGACTATGAAGAATAAGTCAGCAGAAGCCAAGAATAAAATATCAACAAATCCTTTTGGAAACTTAGCAGTAACACCATTGGAATCCTTTGCAGCAGGTGGTCCTATACATATCAAGAAGAGTCATAGGGGATTGTTTACAGAGGAAGCACAAGCTCATGGTATGGGAGTACAGGAGTTTGCATCCCATGTATTAGCCAACAAGGATAAGTACTCTCCAGAGGTGGTAAAAAGAGCCAACTTTGCTAGGAATGCTACTAAGTTTGCTTTAGGTGGTGACCTGCAAACAAATGGCTCAGATTTCACTGATGGTCTTTCTAGTATAGATGCTGGTGGTAGTCACTCAGAAAATCCTTATGGTGGAGTACAAGTAGGTATCAATAGGGACAATGGCTCTCCTAATCTTGTTGAGGAAGGAGAGACAATTTTTGATGATTATGTTTTCTCCAAGAGAATTAAGGCAGACCAACAAACCAAGGCTAAGTTCCATGTAGGAAAGAACACAGATATTAGTTTTGCTGACTTATCAAAAAAACTAGAGAAGGAGAGTGAAGAAAGACCAAATGATCCAATTAGTCAGGCAGGACTTAAAAAGCAGATGCATGACTTGACAGATGAGCAGGAAAGACAAAAGGAGGAACAACAACAAAGAGAAGCTGAAGAGACATTCAATATGCTTCCACCAGAGCAACAACAAGCTATCATGCAACAAGTAGCTATGGAGGAACAACAGGCAGAGCAGCAACAAATGCAAGAGGAACAACCTACAGAGGAGGAAGAGAATAATACTCAGCAAGAACCTCAACAGCAAGTTGATGAGCAGATGCAACAACAAGCAGTAGAGCAGCCTCAGATGGAAGGAAATGAAGAACAGATTAATGCATGTGGTGGTAAAATGAATAGATTTGATAAAGGTGGAGACTTGAAGAAAGCCATTTATAAGGCTCTCAATATCCATACAGATAGTGACTTTGACAAGTGGGCTTTAAGTCAGAAGCTTGACAAGATAACAGATTGGGAGAATATACTACAGAACAAACCTTTTATGAATGCTTTGACAGGAGTTAACCCTGCACTCAGTGATGCCATAGAAAGAGGTTATGACTTTGGTACTTATGTACCACCAAAGAACAATAAGCTAACCTTTGACTTCACTCATGGGGGTTGGGGTAGAGAAGATTATAATGCTTGGAATGGTAGTACTGATGCTGTATGGAAGGAAGCAGTAAAGAAAGGTCTTGTGAAGAAAGGTATGAACTCTGAGGAAATAGGCAAGGCTCTCTCCCAGACAGATGCCTACAAGAGAGGCTCTGACTGGCTAAAGGCTGACGAAGGAAATAGACTTACATACTTGCAATCCATTCTTAATAGTCAAGACGCACCACAAGCAGCAAGGGATTATGCTGCCAAGTATGTAGATGCCAATGGTTGGCTGAAGGATGCAAAGAGAGATTATCAGACTATCTTTGAAGACCCTAATGGCACTGGTGTAAGGAATACTCACCCTGGTACTTATTGGAAGACTCCTGATGAGATGTTGAGGAACAAGCAGACAGGTAACTATGTAATCAATAATGACGGTACTGTAGAGCAGATATATGGTGATGTTCCTAAGGAATGGTCTAGTGCAGGTAATTATAGTTGGGCAGATGCTGACAATGATTATACTTACAGCTACTATAAGAGACCCACTGCAACTGATGCAAAAGACAGTCCTAAGCAAGGGGAAACAGAGTTAGTTCCTGTGCATAAGCCTACATGGGGTAGGTATGCAGGATTGTTTGGTCCTGCTGTGGGTCTTGGTATGCAAGCATTGGGCATAGGTAAACCAGACTATTCCAAGATGGATGTAGCAGTGGAAGCTGCTAGTGGTGCTCCTGCATTGGCTACCTACAAACCTATAGGTGATTACATAGGATATAGACCTATGGACATTTGGTATGAACAGAATAGAATGAATGCCAATAGTAGGGCTACAGACAGGGCTATCCTTAACAATAACTCTACATTAGGTACTAAGACAGCAGGACTTCTTGCAAATGGTTACAATAGTCAGATAGCTAGTGGTAATCTGTATAGGCAAGCTCTTGAATATAATGATGCTCAGAGACAGAAAACCGCTGAATTTAATCGTGGTACCAATATCCAAAATGCTAATGCATTTAACCAGACTTCTGCTACCAATGCACAGATACAGAATAACCAAAGAAACTTCAAGGCTCAGATGCAGATGGATGCTGCAAGGCAGAGAATGGCTGCTGATGCTGCATGGAACCAAGGTATCTATGGCAATGTCAATGGTCTTTTTGCTGGCTTGGGGGCTTGGGGAAAGGAAAATGCCCAGCATAATATGATTGCTGATATGGCTGCTGATGGAATCTTTGGCAATATGAGTGATAAACAACATATAGGTAATGATTATGTGATTAAGAGAGTACCTAAGAAGAATGCCTGTGGTGGTAGAATTAATAGGAGAAAAAGAGGTTTAACATTTTAAAGAGTAGAAGATATGGCTGGTGGATACCAATTTGTAGTAGATAGTTCTTTTCAACCCTTTAGTATGCAGGAGATGCTAGTACCATTTACTGCATACAAGGATGCCTATGAGAAGAGTGAGGAACAGTATGATACATTGTCACAAAATGCAGACAAGTTTAAGTATCTCAGTGATACACTTCCTGAGGGAAGTAAGGCTAGACAGATATATGAAGGTTATGCCAATGACCTTAGAACCCAAGCAGAAGACTTGGCACACAATGGTCTTACCATGGGCAATAGAAGAGCCTTGACTTCCTTGAAAAGAAGATACCAAGGTGAGATAGGTAGGTTGTTACAGGCTGATGAAGCCATGAGGGAAGAGAAGAAACTCAGAAGGAGTCTTAATGCTCAAGACCACTCAATGCTATATGCAGATGATAACCTTAACATAGATAACTTCCTTGATGGTAATACTCCTAACTTATATAGTGTTAGTGGTAATGAGTTATATGCTAGGGGAGCAGAGGCTGGGAAGGCTGCTTCTGCAAGAGTGTTCAATGTAGGAGATAGAGGTGCTACCCTTGGTGGTATGTTTAGAGATTGGGTTCAGCAAGTAGGGTATAGTCCAGAGACTATAGCAGCATTTCAACAAAATGTTGCCAGCCTTCCTGAACTTAATGAGATGATAGATAACATAATGAATGCTAGTGGGGCTGCACAGAATCTTACAGGATATAATAGAGGTGCTGCAAGGCAACAGATTATCAATGGTATGATTAATGGTGCTATCTATCAAGAAAGTCACAATCCTATCAGAGACCCTAATGTTCTTAGTGCTGCTGAAAAGGCACAGCTTGATATGCAAAAAGAACAACTTGGTTTAGAGAAGCAAAAACTGCAACTATCATTGTTAAATACTCAAGCTAAAGCTAATAAAAATAATTCTAAAGCAGCAGGAGGGTCTAATGAAGATGCTGTAGCTAAAGATGCAGTAACTATTACTTGGAAAGGAAATCCTAAAATGGGAGCTGAAGAAATTAAGACTACTCGTTTTAAAGATGATGATGATATTAAGGGAACCCCAATTGCTTATAAAGATTTACCACAGCATGTAAAGGATAAAATTGATGCTTATACAAATGATGGAAATGAAATGGATTATACTTATTATTATCAACCTTTTAAAGGGGGATTTTGGAGTAATGATGATGAGGCAATAACCATTGTTCCAACTACAAGAAGAACAAAAAATAATGATCCAAGCTTAAATTGGGGAGAAACTGGAAATTAAATATAAAAAGAGAATGCACCATGAATTTATAATGCATTCTCTTTTTATTTATTCGTAAACTTTTTCTAAAGCATTTTTTGCTAATTTACATCCTTGGTTAGCTGATAGTTCCCAATAGTATCTTGCTTTCTGTATATTTGAAATAAGATATATACTATCTGGACAATTAAGAATATTTTTAACCTCACTATCATTAGTGCTATATTCATTATCTAAAGATACAAAAGTTCTATTACCATCATAAATATAATAATCTGTTCTCCCTAAATAATGAATAGAATAATAAGCGAGTCCATTTAAATATATGTTCCCTAAATTATACTGTGCTAAGGTATCCCCTTTTTCAGCCCCATTTTTTAGCCAGAATATAGCTTTTGAAAAATCTTGATTTACTCCTTTACCATATTTATATGCTAAACCTATTTTACCCTGAGCTTCTGCATTTCCTGCTTTTGCTGCTTGCATATACCAATATGCTGCTTTGTCTTTATATTCATTTGCCTTATCTCTCATAAGATAATAACTATCTTTTGACAAAAGATCTCCTAACTCTATCTGAAATTTTATATTCCCCTTTTCTGCATAAAAAGTTAATAACTCTATAGCTTTATTATGAGCTAAGTCATCATTTATTTTTAAAAGTTTTGCAATATTTATTTCTGCCAAGTTACTATTAGCTGTACCCTCTTGATAAAGAGAATTACATTTGTAAGGTGTATACCAATAGAAATTAATATAAGCAAAAACTACATAAAGTAGGAATATAGCTATTGTAGAACCAATAGCTATACCTATTCTCTTAGTCCATTTTTTGATAAGTTCTTTATTCATACTACTTATCCCCTATTTTAAGATTAATACTCACTTTACTTAACTCCTCATTGATTACTTTTCTAAACTCTTCTAGAGAAAGATGGTTTTGAAGTTTGACCTTCTCTTCTGTAACAGTTTGTTCCTCTTTTGCCTTAAGCCAATTGTTCATAACTTCATACATGAAAATATTGCTATCATCAATATTAGCTTCACCTAATTTTTCTATTTTCCACTTTATAATATCAAACAGCAATGTATTGTATATAACCATTTGGTCAGTATCTTCATCAAACCAATGGTCATTTCCTAGATAACTGTTAGGAAAGACTCTCCAATTTATTCTCAATTTCTTAAAATGATATGCATCTTTATTGTCTAATGGTTGAAAAAGATGTACTTCCATAAATTGCTTTTTACAATAGTCTGAAAGAACTATGAAAACTTCTATTTGACTTTCATATCTAATATAAGCTTTATATCCTATTTGAGAGATATATTTAATTAACTCAGAATATTTCTCTTTAATTGTATTTTGTTCCATATTTTTATTCATAAAGTATATAACCTTCTTTACCTTCTTTAATCCACTTTGCAACTTTAAGTTGATTCTTTCTTTCTGCAATCTCTTTAGGAGTGAGTTCTCCAAGTTTAGAAGAAAATGCTACAAAAGTTTTGACATCATTTAATGTAAAGATACAAGACTTCCATGTTTCTTGTGTCTCTTTATTTATAAATGAGCCTACTTGCATTTTACCATGCTCTCTTGCAAAGTCTAGTAAAGACCATATTTGAACTGTTGTAAATGATTTAGATAAATCTTTTTTCTTTTTTAGAGTATTTGGTATAGATATTTCTCCTTCCTTATAATAAAGAGAAGGAATTTTATCTTCATATTTACCTTTCATTTTATCTATATACCATCCTTCTTTACCATATTTAATGGTGTCAATATGATGCCATTTTATAGAGTTAATTAAATCTTCTACTACTTCTTTTATAAAAGAATTATAATTTTTTATAATCATTTCCTTTGTTATACCATATTCTATGTATGTTTTCATTCCACCAGTAGAAAATGAACTATTTATATGCATCCTACCATCCCTAAAAAAGGGCAAGCACCATTCATCTCCAAATCCAAAAACTAAAGAAGCATTATAGTTCTTATTATAGCCTGAATAATTTCTCCATCCATAAATAACTATATATTGAAATTGTTCCATTTCTGATGGCATAAATAAAGTTAATCCAGTTGCTGTTTTAAATTGTCTACAAACAGCAACTAAATCTGCATTCTTTCTATATACAAGCATAAACCTTACTACTTTACCATAATTATAAGTAAGATTACAATTTGAATTTATACTTCTAGAAGTTAGAAATTTATCTTCAATCCAGATGTTACTATCTGCCATACATACATATCCATAATCTTTCAAGAAGTTAAAGAATTTTGGATAAGCTTTCTCTATTTCCTTAACTTCATTCTTATACATGAATGCTGCTTTTATAATATTAAATAATCCCATAACGATTGAAATGTTTGTTTCTGTCCAAGACATTAAGCCTCAGTATCTATATTATTATATATTTTGATAACGGACTATATTATTTTATATTGTACTATAGGAAAAATATTTTTCAGCAAGTAGTTCTGCTTTAAAATTTGAGATGCAAATTTCATATAGGCTTACTTAATTATCTACTTAACTCCAATAACATTAACCCTAAATCTCTCTTATATATCTAAGCAAATCATTAAATTTGCAGAAATTAAAAATGAATAGATATGCAAAGAAGAGGATTACAAGGGTTGAGAGGACTAAAAGGTTTAAATACATTGTCTCCAGAGGAAAGAGATGCTTTCATGGAAGCTAATGCTAGTAAGCTTGATATGTATCATAGTGCTAGAAATAGAAACCAGGCAGCCAACATATTATATATGAACCAGAAGTATATCAATACTTTTGGATTAAATGACTTTAACCTCAACAATGATGGTACAGAGGATTCCTTTAACTTCAGAAATAAGAAGACAGAGTTTAAACTTGTTACTGATGCTTTCAAAAATATCTTTGGTAAGGATGATAACTTTAATGAGTTAGCTACTTATCTTGATGTTGATGGTATGTATGACTTACTTAACAATCAGGAGTATCTTACCTCTGGTGAGTTGAAGCATAAACTAGCTTCTAATATACAGACTTATAAGAATAACCAAAGGAAGTATAACAACTACCAAAGTGGTTATTATGGTCAAGGTGCCATGGGTATAGGACTTATGCAGATGGGGGAGGCAGTGGCTCCTTATGAAGAAGATAAAAAGGACAGGCAAAGAAACAAGGAAATCCTTGATAAGTTGAAGGCTGAGTCCCAGAAAAGAAGGGAAGAGGAAATACAGGATGATGCTGACATCATATACTCCAATCTCCTTCAAGCAGATGATAGTGGCAAACAAAGCTTGGCAAGATCTCTCAAGGACTTTGAGAAGATAGCTAATGCCTATGGTCATTACTCACAATTCAAGAACTCCAAGTGGTTGAGGGACTATAGTGAGGAGGATAAGTTGAAGGATTACTCCAAGTATCTTGCCTTGAGGCAGAAGTATGGTAGTGTTGTTGCACAGAACTATCTTGAAAGAGACATACAGAATAGAGTTGCTGATGCACAGGATGGTAAGTTTACAGGCAATACCTTGAAGGGAGTGCTCACTACTGTTTGGTCAGACCTTGGTTCTAACATTGCTCTGTTTGCCAATGCAAAGAATATGCTTGATGCCAACAGGATGGCTATAGTTAACCAAGGTAAAGACCCTGACCAACCTATCTATGACAAGAAGGGCAATATCATTGACTATAAAGATAATGATAATATATGGACTAACCCTGCCTATTGGAACAATGTATATAAGTACAATACCTTCTCTCCTACAAACATCAAGGCTATTGAAGAGAAGGGAGGTATATCTCCTGATGTAAATGTCAGAGCTTATGGATATACTCCAGACTTCTTCTCATGGGACACTGTAGAGGAAGGATTCAAGCAGAGTGGTCATGTCATAGCAGGTATTATAGAGACAGGGCTTACAGGTAGTATTGGAAAGGCTGTAGGATTGGGAGGCAAGGCTGCACTCAAAGGTTTAGGTCTCTCGGCAAAGGCTATGCAGACAGCATCAAAGGTAGGAGCTGTAACCAATGACATTCTTGTAGGTGCTACCACAGGTCTTGAGGGTTCTCAGCTTGAGGCAATGGGTACATTTGATGACCAACTGCAAAGTGCCAAGGAGAAAATCAATGCAGAGATTGAAAGAGATCTTGCTAACTATCAACAGTCAATCAATTACAATAGTAAGGAGGCTAAGGCAGGTATCAATGCTTTCTATAACCAGTTAAAGGCTAAGGACAATAGGAGAGTGGCATTAGGTAATACTAGGGAGGGAGCAAAGGCATTTCCTCTTAGTGATGCTACCTTGAAGGCACAGGCAAAGCAACTATATACCAATCAACTCTTAGGTGCAAAGCAAAAGGAACTCCAAGAAATACATAAGAAAGATGAGATGGAGGCTGCCAGGACTGCAACCAAGGCTTACATGACTAATTTTCTTATGGACTATGTGAAGAACATTCCTCTTACTACTGCCATTCAGAAATTTAAGATCGCCAAAGGTTCCATGAGAGGTGCCTTTGACAATACCATAGACAAGAACATTATAGCTGATGCTGAGAGTGGTGGGGTGAAGAGAATACTTGATAAGAAGGGTAATGCCATTAAGTTTACTTCTAGCAAGAAGTTGGCAAAGGAAATAGGCAAGCAGTTTGCTGGAGGTTTCATGGATGAGTATCTTGATGGTATCAATGCTTCCTTTGCAGGAGGTGTAGGCAATAATGTCTTTGATAACTACATCAGGAAGAACTATGACCCTAAGGCTTATGATTCCACTATGGACTCTGTATTAGGTAATCTTGTGAGTGGTATGTCTGAGGGTGTGGATGGTCTTACTGACAGGGAGAATCTCTATGAGGGTTTCATAGGTATGATTTCACCTGCTGCCACAACCACAGTGAATGTCAATGCTATTCCCCATCTTAAGTCAACATGGAATGCAGTACTTAGTGGTAAGGATGAGTCTGGCAATAAAATTAACTATGCTGAGAGAGTCAACAAGTTATTGATGAATCCTTTGCTTAATACCTATGTAGAAGCCAAGGAGAAAGACAGAAGGGTTGATGATACAGTGAATGCCATCAATACCATTATCTCTGCAAATAAGGATAAGCTAAATACTGCTGCAAAGATAGTGTCAGTGCTTGACAACTACAATACTCCTCTTGATGGAACTAACTCTATGAACATCCTTGACTCAAAGGACAACAAACTCTACAATGCCTTTACCTTGATAAATGCCTTGAATGGCTTGGAGAACATTGGTGGAAACAAGAGTCAACTTTACAAGGATGCCATGAAGACTATCCAGGGTCTTGCTGATGGTTCTCTTACCAAGGATGAGATGGATGCAGAGGTGGATAGATTTCTTGCAGATCCTGACAACAAGTCTATTCTTGATGAGAGTGACAAAGGTAAGGAGACTGCTGCCAAGAAGTTACAGGAGAATGCCAAGTACTTCATGCACTTGAAGGACAGGATGGATGAGATTTCATCTCTATTTGCAAGCAGTCCTAGCCTAAAGAATGATTCTCCTGCTGTCAAGTCTTTCCTTATGTACAATACTGTAGCCAGTGAGGACTATCAAAGAAGGTTGGAATCAATAGAGAATGAACTTGGTCTTAGTCACTCAGACACTGATACTCCATTTATTCCTGATTATAATCTTAGGTATGGCACAGACCAAGCTAAGAAAAAGGCTATCACTGCTAGAGAAAGAGAGATAGCCAAGCTGGATGATGAGTTGGAGAAACTCAAGAACAGCAACTCCTATAATGAGAAGAAGATAAAGTTATGGAAGGGACAATCAAACATAGCTTATGATGACAAAGTAGAAGCAGAACTGAAAGATAAGATAAAGAAGAGTAAGACACTCATTGACTCTCAGAAATTTCAAATGAAAACACTGGAGGAGGAGAAGAGAAAGCTTCAAGATGAGAAGGATGAGATTGAGAAAGTTGAGACTCATAAAGGCATTACTAAGTTATTCCTTGATAACAAGGACTTGGTAAATTATGATGTAAGAGATATTGCTTATGTCTTTGACAAGGATAACCAAGGTAATTTCTCCAAAGGTAGGAAGGCTGTCATTGACAGCATCAAGGCTTCTCTTGAACAGAAAGACCCTGAGGCTATGAGGAAGATAAAGGATGCTGCCACTCTTGCCAATAGAATAGAGGACTTAAAGACTACCTATAATAGAATAAATGCAAATAGTGACCTTGCATCAAGATACTTTGAGGCTGCTGAGGAAGCTAGAAACAGGGCTGCATTTGGTGAGGCAATACAAAGAGAGATAAAAGAGAGGTATGGAAGATTGGAAAGTGCATACCTTGACAGGGAAGAACATCCTGAATCACTTAAGAATGAAGCCTTGAATGTTCATGCGGAAACCCTAGCATCATACATGGAAGACCATCCTCAGCAGAAGGATACACTCAAACCTTACTATGATATGGTTAAGTATGGTGAGGATATAGCTTCTTTTATGAGATTAGAGGACTATCCAGATGATTTGAGAAATAACTTAGCTAGAGGTCTTGGCTTGACTCAGATGGCTTCTGACAATCTCAAGGAATGGAAAAATAAACTTGAGGAACTTATAGATGACCCTAAGACTGACCCTAAGATTGTCAATGCCTTGGAGAATATCCTCAGTAATATGGAGAGAGTAGGCTACTCCAGGGATGCAACCATCATTGAGAATAGAAAACAAAGGCTCAAGAGGGAAGCAGAGGAAACTAAGAAGAGAGAGGAAGAACAGAAGAAAAAGGAAGAAGAGGCTAAGAAGGCTGCTGAGAAGAAAGTAGAGGAATCTACTGACAGTTCTACACAAAAGAATACAGAAGGTGTTGAAGTAACAGGGGTTCCAACTAATGAAAATCTTAGTAAACAGAGTTTGGAGGATGTACCTTGGAATGTGGAAGAAAACACTACTACAAATGAAGCAAAATCCCAACCAAATACTATAGATAATGAAGACTTGCATCAAATACCTGATGGACAATGGAATGCCAAGAAACTTCTTGATGATGACTATAAGGGTGGTGCTGTTGACATGGGTGAGATGTACTATGGTTCTGCTGAGAATCTTAAGAAGGGTAGGTTCATTGTAACAAGGGTAGATGACAATAGTGACAATGAAGGAAGGAATACTACTGAGACTGGAGATAAGATTACTTTCTCCATTGATAATAACAAGGAATCACTTTACATCTCCCCAGAAGACTATGAAACTGTCACTGATGAACAGAAAAACAAGAAAAATGAGTTGTTTATTGCAGATTCTCTACAGAAAATAGATGGAGATTGGTATTTTAATGGTACCTTTGCAAATGACAAACAACAAACACAAGTGAAGGTAAGTAAGAACTTTGACATAGACAAGGCTATAGAGGAACAGCAGGAAGCTAGAAAGGTAGCTCTTGCTGACATTTCCATAATGACTAATGACAAGCACATCCTTGATGAAGGTGATCATGTCATTGTGAAATCTGAGAGCATTGATGAACAGATGGAAGGCCTCCCTACTACTGATAGGGAAGTACATACATCTGATGTCAATGAGGATGTTGACAATCTCAATAGCTTAGGCGAGGAGAACATAGAATCCAGCAGTACCCTCAGTGGTAATGCCATGAGTAGATACAAGATGGAACCTTTGGTAAGTAAAGGTAGAATAGAGTTAAAGAAGGGTGTCAAGGCTAATGATGAAATGAATAAGTTCTATGCTTGGATGAAAGCAGAGGGAATCAATCTACAGAACATCATTGACCATGAGCTTGCAAGAATCATTCAGAACAATCCTCATGCAAAGGTGAAGTTCTTGGTAGTTAATCCTAAGGATAATGCTACCCATGACAATGTTATGAAAAATCATTTGTTGTTGGTTCTTGACTATGACAACAAGATAAACAAGGGTATCACAGGCATCCACAATGATGCCAATGGTGGAGTCATAGACTTCAATGGTAAGAAGTATCTCACAATAGGTGTAGCAGGATATGGTGCCAATAATCCTGACATGAGGGTTTCTTGGTATAGAATATGGAATAGAAATACTTCTGAAAGTACACCTAGCCCTATAAGAGGCTTAGGATTGATTATACCAGAGAGAACCAAGTATCTAAGGAAGCATCCTAATGACAGGTTCTATGTTGCTGAGGACTATACTACTGAAATTGTTCCTAAGTCACAGATTCCTGGATATATAGTAAGACAGGGAGTGAATGACGAAGGTACTCCATATAGAAGTGTAAAGGAACTTCTGTCTGACAAGGAAAGGAATCCTATGAATTATAGGTTTGAAGACCTTGCATGGGGCATACAGGAGTTAAGTCAGTTCTTGGTGGTAGGTACTTCCATTGACAATGTGATGGTTCCTAGGAATGTTGCAGGTAACTTAGGTAGTGCTTTTGTGCTTATGCCAGCAAGCAATGGCAGGATGGTTCCATCATACTTGAAGGTATTGAAATATGCTGAGATGAATGATGGAACATTGAAGAATAGAATCAATGACTTGCTTCAACAGGTTGTTGCTCCAGACTATCAGACCAGGTTAAAGGCTGCCATTGAACTCAGTACTATCTTCCACATGAATAAGGATGGTGATTTCCTATTGTTCAGAAAGCATAAGAATGAGGTATCTCTTACCCATGATGGAAAAATAGAGAAGACCTTTGTCTTGGATAGTAACTTTGACAGAGGAGAGTTCATGAGAGCCTTTGAGGACATGAACCCTAGAATCAATATCACTGCTAGGGTACTTGGTAGCCAAGATTTACTCAATGAGTATGATGAGGCAGGTGCCTTGCAGACTGATGCAGCCATGTTTGGTACAGCAGGAAGTTCCTATAGTATTTATGCCCTTGATAAGGATGGTAAGATGATTATCCCTGCAACTCCTGTAAACACTGTCACTACTACTGATGAAAATAGTGAGTGGAGAAATACCAACAGAAGACAGCTTATCTTCAATCAAAGGTACTATACCTATAGTCCAGATAATGCTGATATATTCTATCTTGATGGTACCATGGTCACTGATGATAAGAAAGTAAGTCAGCTAAAGCGCATTAGGCAGATACTTGATGGTGACTTTCTTCCTGCAACTAGCAAAGATGTATGGGATTACTATGTATTGGATTCCTCGGAGAAACCTGTAGCCATCAAGGTAAACAGAAATACCAAGGAAGTGAAGGAGGCTACTGAGGAACAGGCAAAGGCTCTCATTAAGAAACTTGCAGAGGAAGAAGCCAAGAAACAAAGGGAAGAAGCAGCACAGAACTCTGTCAAGAAAGAAAGTAAAGTAAAGTCCAATGATGTAGAGGAAGTAACCTTGGAGGATATTAATGATACAGGTGTTACAATAGATCCTAATACTGGAGAGACAATCACTGTAGATTCTGAGACTTCTGGGGAAGCTAAACCTAAGGAAGAAAGTACTGTTGTGTTTGGAGGTTATAGTAACTCTAAGGAGGAAGATACTAAGGAAATAACAACTGTTCCCAAGAGTAAGGAAACTATGGAATCCTCACAGACATTCAATAAGATTATTGGTAATAAGAAATATAGACTGTCATTGCAGAAACTTATCAAGAACAAGTGGAAAGATGCTCCTTCAGATTCTAAGGAATGGGAGAAGTTCCTAAGAGATAAGAATGTAGAGATTGACAATATAGGTTCCACAAAGGAAGAGATTGAGACTTGGATAAAGACTATAGAAGATTGTAGGTAATTGTAGATTTAACTGTTTAATAATTAAGATTATGGCATGTAAGAAAGGTGGAGGCAGAAAGAAAAAATAAGCCTCAGAGATTGGTTAAGGAGTAATCAGAAATGGTTACTCCTTTTTATTTGTTTTAACTTGTATAAGTACTTTTTTAAGTTAAAGACCTTTTATTATTAATGTTATTACTTTTGCAAAAAAGTAATAATTATGAGTACAGAAAAAAAATACTTAGGAGAATCTGCTCTTATAGACAAGCCAAAGAAGAAACTTAATTTTCAACTTGTAGATAAAGCTGTGACTAAGGATAAACTAGCAGATAATTCTGTTTCTACAGATAAGATTGTTGACAAGGCAGTATCAAAGGAAAAGCTTGCTGATACTATTGCAGAAACATTAGATTCTGTTGATTCAAAGTTCAACAAGAGCAATGTTGTCCAAGAAACAGGCTATTCAGAGGAGGATGTAATGAGCCAAAAGGCTGTTACAGAAGAGCTAGACAGTATCCATGATACTACAGACAACATAATTTCTGTACTGGTAAAGAATGGTTTTATCGTTGATATTAACTCCTCTAGAGGTTGGACTTTCAAGTTGTCAAACATTACCCAGACAAGAGCTGATGGAACTTATGCTGCATTCACAACATTGTCAGTTGGAGCCAAATGGTATGTGAACAATGTAACAGATAAAATCACTAATATCAAATGGACTCGTGATAGTGGCAACAAAGAGGCAGATGAGTTATGGAATAAGGCTCATGAGAATAGTAAGCTTTCCATACCAATATCTTTTGAGGACCTTGGAGAGGAATGCTATCAAATAGGTCATGTTAACTTTACTTGTGAAGCTGAATATGACGCAAATGGTGAATGGCAGAAGACTCAGAAAACTGTAACTTTTTAAGCTTAGTAGATATGGCAAACAATATATTAGCACAAACAGACTTACGTCAGATAGACATTCAGCCGATTGGTTATCATCAGTGTTGTAACATGATAGTGAGAACCAACACGGTGAATCGTCAAACTTATGACGCAGTCACAAATCTCTTCACGCCAGACTATAGCAAGTCTAACTTGGTGGTGTTCCCAGAATGCCAGCTCATAGACCCTGATAGCCCGGTGTCTTCTATCATGGTGAATGCAACATTGGCTTCATTCAGATGGTTGGAGGTTACATCCTCAGGACAGACGGAGATCGCTACACAGAATGGTAGCACCAAGGAAGGCTATCAAGTTGTGGTGTCTGGTGATAGCAAGGGACAGATAACGGTCAGTTCCAATGCTGTCATTGGTATTAGGCGAACCCTTCGCTTTATTGGTGTGTGGAAAGAGGCAGTGAGTGGTTACACTTATCGTTTCCTCAAAGACATTCCTTTGGTATTGGAGGATGTGACTGATGCCAGGGCTTCGATTACCTTGGATATGCCTAACACTGACAGGTGGAATCCCTTCCGTCAGCAGTCTAGCAGAACTATCAATGCTCTTGTGATGGTTGGCTCATACAAGATGACGGAGGACAGTAAGGTGAAGCTTTTCTGGTACCGTGTGATGAATGACAAAACCAAGACTCTTATTAATGGTGAGGACGATGAGGAGAACTGGGAAATTAGTTCTGTCACAAAGGGCAAGAATGGACAAATAACATCAATCACTGTTGACCGAGACAAAATGGGTGATGGCATTTCCTATGAGGTAAGATGCGCCTATAGAATTGATGGGAAATTACCTTCTGAGCCTGAGGCTGGTGACCCTATAGCAACCACTAGTTTGGTGAGATGCTTCCCTGCCATCAAGGCAATGTTCACCAACTCCAATGCAAGGGTGTCAGGTAAGACAAATGTATTTCTGAAAGCTATTGTTTCTGATACGCAAGGCGAGATACCTAACTGGGAAAACATTGCTTTTGCACAATGGTATTTATGTACATCTGCAAAGAATGATGATGGTACAGTATCTACCAACAGAACATTACTGGGAACTGGCAAGGAAATATCCGTTGAGGCTGATGCCGTGAAGTTCATACAGCTTGATATTTGTGACCGTGGTGCAACTACAGCCATGGTGGATGACGAGGGTAGCTATCTTGTGGATGATGATGCTCGCCTCATTGAGAAACCTGTGATTGTTTAATCTATAAAATATTCGAATATGGCATATTATGTAAAAGTGAAACCAGAGGTGAAGGATAGAATCCTTCCCTCTTTTGTTACTGGCACCAAGAGTGCCGACGGAAACATCATCTTGTTTCAGAGTGATTTGAATGGTGTTGCAGGGCTTACCCTCAGCGACAGGGCAAAGGCTGTAGGTGGTGCTCTCCTTACTCCAGAGCAAACACGCATGGAGATTGATGGAACTATAGAAAATCCTGCCAAGTGCTATGACCCTGATGAGAAGGAGGAAGCAGCTATTGGAAGTGATGAAAACAAAGAAAGTGAGGTGAACAATGGCTAAAGCGTCTACTACAGGTCAGATTACCGTTGTAAGCAATGGTACTACCTTCTATACCGTCATTCAGTGCCAACTGGGTGACTTGTATCAAACTTATCTTGGTGATGTTGATGCTCCTGCCAATATCACTCCAGATTTCGAGGCTAGTGGAGCAACTAAACCTATCTTGGTGTTCTTAGCTTACTCCTCAGAGGTAGGCAGTGGCAATGGCTTGGCTTCCATCTCTGATGCCAACATGCACTGGTTCATTGGCACAACAGAGCTTACCTTTGACTCACAGGGTGTTTCAACAAACACATTTGGTGGTGAGACTGGTCATTTCACCAAGACCACACAGCAGATTGGTGACGCTGAGAGTGGATATGTGAAGGTACAGGCTTTGCAGGTAAATAAGAACCTTGTGAAGGTGAACAGCTGCAACTCCTTCCTTATCAGGGGCGAGGCTGATGTATCAGTAGTTAACTCTTCCGTAAAGCTTTCTTCTGCTTATCAGGTATCAATTACCTTGGGCACTGAGAACACCAAGAGAGTAACCATCGTGGCTGGCGACACCAACTATTTCACCATTCGTTCAAAGGGTGGCACTTGCAAGTTGAAGGCAATGGTGGACAACAAGTCCGCTGCTGGTCTTGGCTACACTTTTAAGTGGTACATTGAAGTAGGTGGAGAATGGAAAGTCCAGACTGAGACATCTGATGTTATAAGCATCTTGGAGTCACAAGTTAACTCTTCTGCACTTGTCAAGCTGGAAGTATACAAGGGTGATGATTTGTATGGGCAGGATGTGCAGACAGTGAATGATGCCTCAGACCCTTACAATATTCATGCAAATCCATGTGATGACAAGGGCTTCCCTACCGTGGAACAGTTCACTAGAGGTGATGGCAAGACTATCTATTACAAGCCTATCCTTTGGTACAATGACAATGGTGTGCGTAATACCGTCAAGAATCAAAAGTTCAAGATGTGGATTTACGACAATGCAGGTGTTTCCTTGCAAAAGTTTGAGACTGCTGCCGATACTTTCGAGGTGACTAGTGAAATGATTGTGGGACATGGTGGTGCAACATACATCATCCAAACAGCAGATTAGCCTATGGGTAGTAATATCTTAGCATCAGCCACAGGCACCATCACTGAGGTTGAGAAGGGTGAGAAAGGTGCAGTAGAACGTCCTAGAAGCTGGGATGATATTGCAGATGGCTCGTCTATAGAATCTGGCTCTGATGGCGAGAAGTGGCTAGACATCGTGTTATATGGTGATAACTGGTATCAGTGCATCAAGTCTTTCACAAAAGGTAATGGTGTTGTTCCAAGCAACACCATCTACTTTAAGAACATCACCGACTACAAGAGGTTAGCCACAGGACTTTTCCTTGCCAGCAAGGCTTATATCCATAACCTCGGAGTTGACAATATCCTCATCACCGACCAAGGCGAAGGCAAAGGCAACGTGCTGCTGAAGGCTGACAAGGATGGAATTGAGTGCAAAAGTGGTAAATTCGAGAATGTGACGGTTAGTGGGGAAGTAAACGCTACAAGTGGCAGTATTGGCAACATGACAATCTCAGGTGCGCTTGGTGTATCTGAAAACAAAAATGGTGTTGTAATAACGAAGAATTCTTTCAATTATTACCGATATGATAGTATATGGACTGGAGCATCTATTGTTTCAATTGACGGTAAGGAAGATAATCTCGTCTACATTAGGGGAACTAGTGATACGAACACGAAGCCAGTAGTTAAAATATCGAAGAAAAGCATTTTTGGCATTATAAATGGAACAGCTTTGGAGGTTGAAGGAGATCTGGAAATGGATGGCCAAATTCTTAATTTTAAACATCATGTCCAACATACAGATGGTAGTATTAACGTCACTTCTGGGTGTTATGTTTATGGCGGAAGTTCAGGTAAAGATACATTTTACCTTCCTAATGATGTATACTTAGGAACTGTATGTGTAATATGTAACGAGGGAACTAGTACTCTTACTATATGTGTAGGTAGTTCTTCCGATAAAAAATATTTTTGGGCAAAAGGATATACCGACAAGATTCAATCTAAGACATTAGCAACTGGCGATATTGCATACGCCATTAAGACAGGAAATTATTGGCACGTATTATAATATGTTAAATCAAAGATAAAGTATTATGGCAATAAAGACAAAGAGAATGAGTGACTGGCTCTCGCAGAATGGCGAGGCAATCACCAACGCAAGCAAGGCTTCGATGATAAAGTGTCTCAACCAAGACCTTCGCCCCTTGCAGGATGGAGTATACATCGGCAAGATGCAGAACGATGGTTGGGGAACACAGAGTGGCGATGACTATGCTAACATCGGCTCATACATGCGATGTGAGCCTTGGCAGACAACGGGTATCGGCATATCCTCTGGAGATGCTGATGCCATCGTCATCCAGTTTGGGGGCTACAGGCTTGGAATCGCATTGACGGAGCCTAGCGCAGCAATGAGTTGGGGTAGCAGTCAGAGTGCTGTGGGCTACCAGACAACTGGAGATTTGAATACCTTTGATGGTAAGACTCGCACGGCAGGTGTGATGGCAAGCAGCACCTTCAAGAACGATGATCCAGCCACCTATGCCGTGGCTTACTGCTACAACTATATGACCAAGCGCACGGAAGGCAGCAAGATTTGCCAGATAGGCAAGCACAACTGGTGGCTGCCTACCATGGGCGACCTGTCGCTGATACACCAGCACTTCGAGACCATCAACCTAGCCCTACAGCGTATCAAGGACGCAGGAAAGCAATCTGTAGACCTGTTGCAGCGCACGAACTACTGGTCTTGTTGTGAGTATTCGGGCAACTACGCCTGGTATCTGAATTTCAGCACTGGCAATCGGTACTACTTCAACCTTAAGGTTGACTACAAGTTTCGGGTTCGCCCTGTTACAGCATTTTAATCATTTTACCTCTTCACCTCTTTATCTCTTTCATCCGTAGGACGGCAAGCAAGACTGTAGGAGGGTGGAGAGGTAGCGAACAAATCGAGTAATAATAAAACAAATAGTTTCTTAATTAGGCAAAACAGCAAATATCAAATGGCACTGGCAAAGGATTTAAACAAAAAGGGAAAGGTAAGTTTATAGCTTACCTTTCCTTATACTTGCTTGCATCAACCCACCCATCAAATAGCAAGCCTCCTCACCATACATATCTATCAAATCATATTCAGCTATATGCTGAACCACATGCAGCATTTCGTGGCTGAGGCTATTGGCATATTCTCCAGATGAAGTAGTCCAACCAATAGCCACAACCGACTTTCGCAAAGAAACATTCGAGTAGGTGAGTCCCTTGTTAGCCTCACCTCTGAGCACGAGATTAGAGGCATCTTCGAGAGGAACGCCCTTGCATCCCAAATCCCGAAGACACCTTCTCACATACATGGCATCCCTAGACCTTACATCATAAAGCACATGCACTGTCCAGTCATACCTCTCCAGATAAATCTCCTGCTCTGTCATATATCCTACAATATTTCATCCCATGGAATGCCCACACCATTCAGCGAGCAATCCGCATAGAAGCGGTTGAAGATGAAACCATCCTGTTGATCCTCGTCGTCCACATAGTCTTTTACAAACTGAGCTAGCGTTTTCTCGTCCATGATGGATGAGGCGTAGAAATCAGCAAGAGCCATGTGGTACACATACACGAAATCCCAACCGGTGTTGTTCTCCAGCTCGATACTCTCCTTCTTCAAGAGCTCCTCAATATCCTCACGCTTCATCACACGGATAGGCTTCCCATTCTTCCGCATCTGCTTTACCGCCCACTCGCACATCTTTTTGTTAAAGTGCCAGCCATTGTGCCTCAGATAAGCTTTCATCTCCTCTGGCTGATAATCGTAGGCATTCAAAGATATTCTTTGTTTTCTCATAATCGTAATCAATTAAAAGAAAGGTTTGGTAGCGAAAATGATTTCGTCACCAAACCCCACTTAGTTAATACTCCTCGCCGTAGCCTCGGTAGTCACGTCCCATGCGCTCACGCTCCTCACGATGGCGCATGTCCTCGTAGTCCTCATGCTCTCGCATACCGTGTCTGCCTACACCGTAACCTCGGTAGTCGGGCATACGGTTCCGCTCGCCGTATCGGTCTTCATTCTCATGTTTCATCTTGTCAAGGCAAGTCATAGCCTTGCCACCGAAGCGAAGCATACTCTCGATGTTCTCGTACAAGTCATCAAACTTGTCTTCCGTAATCTCAATCATAACCATAATTCAAAGATTCTTTAGTGAATGGATAGAGTAGGAGATTACTTGTTGACAGCCTTTTCGAGCAAGCCCATCATGCGGTCAAGCTTTCCTTCCATGCCAGAAACCTTGCCCTCCAGCTTCGAAATCTTCTCAGCCTGTTCCTTCTCCTTGGCTATCTGGGGGTTGAGTTGCAGTAGCATTCCCTCACAAGACTTTACAACCTTCTCGTGGTAATCTACGCTCTCCAGTATCGCCCTCGAAGTCCTCAGCATCGCATCCACCTCCGCACTCATCGCATCCTTGCTTTCACTCACCACAAGGTTCTTGTCGTTGGCTATCTGACCGTTGGCTGGCAACTGCTTGAAGTCCACCTCCTCATCGCCAATTTTCACTTTCACATCTACCACAGATTCCATAGGCTGCGGCGTGAAGCCATTGTTAAACGATGGGTACTTGGTCTGCGGATTGCTTACCGAAACAACCTGTCCGATTCTCAAAGTCGGGTTCTCGCCTTTATCCAAGACATAGAACAATGAATTTTGTCTTAGTCCAGAAAACATAATGTAATCTCCTATCTATTCAATCTTGTTAAACAATACCCGTCATCAGTTGAAGGGTGTTAGTGTCTCTCTCAAACCAGAACTGTAACACGCCAGTACCAGGAATATCAGCCACCGTAAGAGCCTCACCATTGTACTTAGTCACAGCCTGAGTTACGCCGTTGGTCTCGAAAAGGATAGGCAGCGTTGTTGTGGTGCCAGTCGGAATCGACTGCATCAGGTTCACGAAAATCGTTCCCCTGTAGTTCGCATTCACGAAGGCGTGATTTCTGAACGAGAAGACAACATTGTCCGTGTTCACCGTCACGCCCTGTGAAGCGATAGCCGCCGAGCCTCTACGGTTCACCCATGCAAATGGATTCATCCATACCATAGTAGCCTCCTTTCTTAGTTTAACCCCAGAAACCAGCGTTGTTCAAACCATTCAAGCCGTAAAGCCCATACTGTGCAGCGATACAATTAGGCACCGCCGTGAATGGGCTATAAGGAGTTGTCACAGTCTCTGGCAACTTGCACTTGATGCCAGCCACCTCGCTCTGCAATCCTGCGAGCACTTGGTTAACAGGAGCCAATGCCTGACCCACAATCTGAGAGGTCATTGCACTAGACTTGAAGGTGCTGTTCTCCTCACGCAAGTGGTCGAGCTTGTCTTGCATCTCTCTGAGTTCAGCCTGACGCTGACCGTCAACGATGGTCTGAGTGCTGTCCTTGATGGCGTTCTGAATGTCGCAAGTCTGTCTCTGTGTCTCGTAAGCTACGCTAGAGAAACCACGCTCCTGACCTACAGCCACGTTGTTGATGGCGTTGTTCAAGGTGCCAGTCTGCTGACACATCGCCAACTTGATGTTACCATCCATTGCCGTGATGTTGTTGTTCACCTTGCAGCAGCAGTCTGCGAGCTGAGAAGCAATCTGCATATTGCCTTGCTGCAAAGCGTTGATAGTCTGCATACCGCTCATACCCACCTGATTGCCCACGTTCTGAACCTGAGAGGTAAGGTTGCTAATGGCGTTCTGAATCTGTCCTTCGGTGCAATTCAGCTGAGTAGCCAAGTTGCTGATGGCATTGCGATTTCCACCAATGGCATCCATCAAGAGAGAGCGACCGTAGTCGTTGTTGATTTCGTTGGCGAGACCTGCACCACGACCACCGCCGAAGCCATTGCCACCCCAACCGTTGTTACCCCATCCCATCAAGAAGAACAGGAAGATAACCCAGATAAACATACCACCGCAATCTCCCCAGCCACCATTGCCTTTGCTGTTCATGGCGAGAAGCACGTTTGGGTCAACGCCCTGCTTCTGGAGCAGTGGCGCAAGAAGTCCTAGCATACCATTGTTGCCGCTAGTACCTTCATTTCCGAAAACATAAGTTTTGCTTTCCATAAAAAATGATAGATTAATCGTTTCGTCCACTATTGAACTTGTTGCAAAGGTACTCCAAATCCTCGGCGTGACCTAACTATGCTCAAAAATAAATTTGTAAGCAAATATCTATTGAAAATCAATGATTTACGATGAGCAAGAAACTGCTCACTTATTTAGTATTATTCTAAATTTTAAAGAAACCCCGGCATGACCGATACAACTTACCGATATTTTTACTACTTTTGCCAGAAAATAACGCTTATAACATTTATCAATATGAAGAAAATTATAACACTTTTACTTTTCTGTATAGTGGCAATAAATAACTATGCGCAGTATATTTCACCAAAAGAAAAGAATACTTTAAAAAATTACTTTATGAGTATGTGTAGGGAAATGAATCAACAAACACCGATTCGTGTGGATGATACTACAACTCTTATGTATGTAACATTTACAGGGTGGACGCTCTCTTATCATTACAAAATGGCGGACAGATATAATGATTTTACTGATTCTCAGAGAAATTATATATTGTCTGAAATTAAGAAAAATGTCATTACTGGTTGGAAGAGGGAAATAAGAACTTGGGACAATTCTGTAACATATTCTCAATATGTCTCATACTTAGCAAAACTTGGAATTAAATTTAATTATACTTATGTAGATTGTAATAGCATGCCTTTTGGAAATATTACAATAACATGTCGTGATTTAAAATAAAAATTATAAATATGAAGAAATTACTATTATCAATTTATGTCTTTCTAGGATGCTTTATCTTAAGATTAGTCAGCGATTATAAAGCTGTATTTGGTTGGGATGAAGGTGTGGCTGATGATTTGTACCACCCAACGCCTATTGTAAAATTAATCTCAGAAGCAGGAATAGTTTTGCTTGATATGATAATCATCATACCAGTAGCCTTACTTATTAATCGCTGCATAAGTGAGAAGAACGAGTATAAAACATTAATTTCGCTATTAGGTTCTTGTGCGATATATGATATTTTATTTCATATAATCAAACATATTTTTGCTTAGTATGAAGAAAATATTGATTGCAATAATGCTCTGTTTGTTGGCATCTTGTACAGATACTGTTTATATATGTACTGGTTCTTATTCAAGAAGATACCATAAAACAGAGTATTGTAAAGGTTTAAGAAATTGCGGAGGGGCTATTGTAGAGATTAGTAAAAAGGAAGCCGACAGCTCCTTTCGAACTCCTTGCCACATTTGCTATAGTAAAAAGTATAGGATGCAGCATAATAATAAATAATGTATGGAACAGAAATCTGGTATCAAGAGATTTTTATTAAATAGGTATATAAGATATATGGTATGGGCTTTAATGCTAGTGCCAGAATTGTATATGTTTTTCAAAAATGGGAGAGATTTAATTTATCAACAAGCTTTCCCTATCATAGCTATACTAATTCCTTTTATGCTTTCTAAAGGTCTAGGAAGCGAAAAACATGGTTACCATCGAATAAAATATAGATATTTGTATTGGGCATTATCGAATATTGTTTGCTGCTCAATGATGGCTCTTTTGGATTATTATTTTTTTGGAGAGGACTATTTAAGCGAGATGATAACCATCTCTTTGTTCTACCCAGTCGTTTGCTCTCCTTTTATAGTTGCACGAACGTATTATACCAAAGAATTGAATTTGCTTGATTATATTTACCGAAAATATGATGAGCATTTTTTGACTTTTGTCGTATCTATTGTTGTTGGATTCTACGTAGTTACGTTTTTAGTGTTATGGATTAGTGTCCAATTAAAATTTAACTACATATTTTTCCCTTCCAATCATAACGAGGCTTGGATGTTTATTCTCTTGACGATGATAGAAGCAGTATTATATACAATTATTTATTATATCTATTTTTGCTATAAAAAGAAGAACCAAGATTATATATATTATAGATAAAAATAAGGAGTGAGCCTTGCGCCCACTCCTTTTATTTTAGTTCAGCTTATCCAGCTGTTCCACCGCATCCATCATGATCCTGTCAATATTCTCATTAGCAAACTTGATGCTCTCGGTATCAGAGGATTTGTCTCTCAGCTTCTTCCATTGCTCCATCTGTTTTTCGGCAAGCTCAATCACTCTTACCTTCACAGCATCCTTCGAGTTCTGGAAGTGGTAATACTCCCCGATGTTCGATAGTCTCTTGTCAATCGGAACGTTCTTCGCTTTCAGTCTATCCACGTTCGCCATGGTAACCTCCATTTCGTCCTTGTAGTTATACCACTTGCTCTTCGTCCTCTGCAAGCTAGTCTGCTCGCTCGGCGTATAGAAGAGAGAACGGACGAAAGGAACATCCTTGGTCTCGGTATCTTTGCCATGCTTGATAAGCCCAAGCGTGCGCTCCGCAAAGGTAGCCGCACCACCGAGATAACTACTATAGAAGTGTTGCAATCCCGAAGGATTAGTAACCGCATCCAAGAAGCTGTTTCCAAGCATATCCTCATTACCTGGGGCTACATCGTTAGTCCACGCATTAACCTTCTTGTTTAAGTCCAATAACACGTCAGGAGTACCCTTGTAAGCGAGCATCCAAGCTGGCTGATTCTCGTCAAACTTGTTGTCTCGTTCGATAGGAGCACCCTTCCAGTCGCTGTTGTATGCCCATTCGATGAAAGGTGAAGTAGCCGAAGGCATCACAGCCTTCACGGTTTCCTGTATCGGATGCTTGCCAAATGAAGCATTACCAAGGTAATCTGCTACAGGAACCAACTGCGACATACAGCCTACTGCATCCAAGAAAGGGTTCTTCTGTCCGCTAATGTTAGGCGAGAATGTAAGTCCTGCCACCAAGTCTCCAAGTCCATAGAAGGCTCTTTCCTCAATGGCAAGCGGAATGGTAACAAACTCGCCGCCGCCCACATATACACATAAGTTGTTTCTTCTGATGTAATCTGGCAACTCGCCGTATGGGTCTTTCACTCCCTTGCGGTCTTTCTCATCCTCGTTGGCGATAAGAAAGTTGTTGAGCAGGGCAATAGCCATACCGCTAATCATAGGACCACTTGCTATATATCCCAAAGTACCAGCCGTATTGTTCTTCAAGTTCTTTGCAAGCAAGTTCGTACTCTGAATACCTGCGTTGAAGAACATCGAAGTATTGCGGAACCAAGCAGAAGTGAAGCGATAGGTTTGCTTTCTGAAATTCTGGAAGCTACCCATTTCTCCATTCTTGAAGCTCTTGATTTCACTACCAGAACCATGTCGGTTGAAGTTGGTAGAAACCTCTTTCGCATCGTAAGCACTACGTACTACCGAACGATTACTATCTCTGCTGGCACAATAGGTAGCGAAACGAGCCATGTTCTCGGCAATCTCGTTCACATTCTCCAAGTTCTTGAATATGGCATTATAGAAGCCTTTTCCTACCTTGACAGCTTTGTTGCGCTCTGCCTTGATGTCACGCTTATACTCTTCCGTCCATTCCTTCATGCTCTTAATCTGTACCCAACCTGTTTCGCCGCCGTTCTCCATGAACTCCTTGAAATATCTCTGAATCTTGTCGGAAGTATCAAGCGTTCCGTTACGGTACTTGACAAACAAGCCGAAACCGCCTGTGTCCTTGAAGTCGCTCAGTTTAGAATTTCTGATACCCTCTATGATACCCACCTTCGCATAGTACTTTTCAAAGATACCAGTATATCTTGCACCTTCCTTAGCCAAGAGGTTAGAGGAAGCAAACTCGAAGTCACGAATCATGTTTCTCATCACAAACTCTGGGTTATAAGACGTGCAGGTCTGAGCCATAAATCTAGAAATCTTACCAGCAATCTTACCGATGCCAGTCTCATTCTTATGCTCCAGTAATCCATTCAACGCCTGTGCCGCTCTAGGGTTTCCGTTCACGATGAAGGAGTGCTTCTTTCCTGCAATCATCACATCCACGATATGCTGAGATTTATTCTCCGCTCTCTGGAACTTATACCCGATTCTTCCTCTGCGATACACCTTCGTAGCCAAGCCCTTCGATGCCAAGTCATTCATTTCCATATTGAAGTCGCTCACAATCTGGCTGATTTCGTCAGCGGTCGCATCGTCAGGAATATCTGGGTAACGCTCCACGGTGGTCTGAGTGATAGGGTCGCTTACATACCAAACGCTAGTTTCCGTCACAAGATTATTGTTCGAGTTGTTTCTGATGAATCTAGCGAACGCCTGTTTGATGGCATTCTGTCCGCCGTTCTTGATGGCACGGTTGCCCATCGCTCCAATCTGAGCCAAGATGTTCGTTTCACTCAGATACTTGTGACCCCTTGCCCTCATGATCGTCTTGCCGATGTAAGATTTAGGGTCGCCCTTCTCGGTGATATATCCGTATGTATCTTCCGCCGTAGCCTCGTCATACTTTCTCAGAGGCACATACCAGTTGAACATCTCCGAAACATGACCATACAGCTCCCTGCTTATCAGTCCGTTCCTATAGTCACAGTCGATGGAATACTGGGTTGCAGTCTTCACCTTATCCCAATAGTCCTTCACTGCGCCCTTCTTGATGTCCTCCATTCTGCCCTCAGAGTCCATCACGCTCTGTATAGCCTCCGCATCATCGTAAGGGTCGGAACTTTTCTCCACCTTCTGAATGGCGTGAATGCCCGAATAGTCGTGTTCGCCGGCATCAAACTTATTCGTTTCATCCACGTAAGTACGGATGAAGTCATCCATCTGCTTGTAATACTCCTTCAAGTCGATGTCGCCACGCTCCAACTTCTCGTCAAGTGTCGCCTTCTCGTTGCCCCAATCATTCTCAATGGTATCGGCAAGCTTCTTCTTTTTCTCGTCCATGCGCATGTCCTTCAAGGCATCACGCACATACAAGATACGGTTGCGCTCCAAACCATGCTTGGTAATCATGTAGAGGTTGAAGTTACGAATCTTCTCATCGTCATTCTTGCCCTCGAAGGCATCAAGCACCCCTGCCATCGCCTTGTCGAGAGGCTTCATCACGTTGCGCTCAAACATTCTTGCCGCATCGCTCATCGCTCCCTGCATCGTGTTCTGCAAGATATAAGGATTCTCCGAAGAGGCAATATCCTCAATCTTCTTGCCAGGCGCAATCGCCGTCATCAAGTTCTTAAGCGAAAGCATATTGTCCATATAACTCTCAGTGAACATATAGCCGTGCTCATCAAGCGAACGATGGTATCTATCAAGAGCCGTGCCAGCCGATGGGGTAGTGCGGAAATGAATCTTTCCGTCAGTTGCCTCTTGGTACTCAGCCTTAGGCAAGTCGCCCAAGTCCCGAGCCTTGCCATCATTACTCTGAAACATACCATCCTTGGCGATAACGTCAGGCACATCCTCATGGTCGAGACGGTATTTCACCGCCTCGGCTCTCATCTTCCAGTAAGGATCGTTAGGATTCTTCTGCAAGTTCTTGCTCAACCAGAGCAGATACTTCACATCCTTGGTGTTAGGAGCCATGCGATAACCGATTTCGTGCAAGAAGTCAGAAACCTTATTTTTTAAGTTTCTCCAGAAACCAGCCTCGCCTCTTCCTTCCTCGGCAAGTCGGGCGATACCCTCCTCAATGGCATTATACACATTGAACGGATTGTACTTCATTTCCTCCATCACCAACTTCTTCAAGTCGGCGTTCTCAGGCTTATCCAAGTCATACCACACATCACGCAGGAACCTGTTGAATCTGTCTTCGCCAAACAACTCTCTCATTCCCTTGTGTCCCACAACCTCATGCCAGATAGTCTTCTCGGCAGTATAGCGGTCGTGGATGTTAGGCATGTACAAGTGTACCTCGCCAGTCTTCTCGTCATACCAGCCAGTTACATTCTTACCTGCTTCGATGTCAGCCTTCACCCTAGGGTTCGTAATCTCGTCCGCCGAATTAACCTCGTTCGCTTTCACGCCCACCTTCTCACTCACGTTGGCGATATGGTTAGCCACGATGCTCTGTGCATCATTACCCTGCTCACCATTGGTAGTACGATAGTGTGCTCTACTCTCCTCGAAGTCATTAGGTGTCTTAACCTTCACATCCATACTATTCAAGACATGAAGCACATCATGCAATTTGTCGGCATCGAACGTAGCCCAAAAGTTGTTGCCTTTGGATTGGAAGTTGTGACCATGTACCAAGCCTAGCAGCTCTTGGTTCAAATAATACTTACCGCCTTCCTTTCTGCTAGCAGGAACATAGATGGTGTACATAGAGCCAAAGTTCTTAGCTATTCTCAACTTGCCGTCAGTTGATTTCAATTCCGTTCCGCCTTCTTTCTTGGTAAACCAATTATATGCCTTCGCAATAGGCATATTACCTGTAATTTCCTCCGTGCTCACGCTGTCTGGCACCAAGATACCTTGCTTAACCTTACCGTCATCGGTAGTGTATGAAATCAAGTGCCCGATGCTATTGTTGTCAGCCAAAGCCTCCAACATATTACCTGTAATGATACGTCCTGTTGTTCTGTCTTTCTTAGGAATCATTCTATCCCAAGAATCCATAGTGATAACCTTACACTCCTTGGCGAATCTTTCTGTGTCTGTATCAATTCTTTCAAGTACCTTTGGTCTGGTCAGTGGTATTTCCACACGCTTTCTTGAATCGGTGGTAGCAAAGACGATGGAAGATGAACCTAAGTTGTAGTTCTTGTCGTACTTGAAACCGATAACTCTAGCAAACTCAGGATATGATGAAGTGGCATTGTCTTCCATATACCAATCCGATGGAACACTAACAGTTTTGTTTGGGTCGCAAACATAGAGCGGACCAATAAACATTTCATATTTAGTGTTTATGTTTGCGATAGCTTCTGATTGTTTCTCCAAAAGTTTCTTTTTGACATCAGCGACAACATCAGATATTCTAGTCTTTATCTCTTCTTCTGTCAAAATATGTTCGCCCGGTGCGAGCTGGGTTCCCTTGTCGATTTTCTTTTGAACCTTGTCGTTCTGTTTCTCTAAAGACTTGCGAGTATTTTCCTCCGCTTTGGCAACTTTCTTTTCCATCTGCTCTGCCATTTTAGCCTTGGTTTCCTCAATCTTGGCAGCTTGTGCTTCCTTGATTTCAGCAATCTTATCGCTTCTCCAAGTTTCATAGTCCTTGCCGCCGAACATCTTCTTTTGTGCTTCCTGCACCTCCTCAGCCTTCATAGGCTTCTTCAAAACATTCATTTCCACAGTTTCGATATAGGTGTTGTCGGCAAAGGCGTTGTCGCCGTTAGGGTCTGAGCCTTCCTTCCAAACCTCACGCTTCAAGGTCTTAGCCTCCAGTGGCATGTCTGTTATTTCGAGGTCGTTCATACCCATATCGTTCAACTGCTTAATCTTTTGCGCGTAGGCATCCGAAATGTCTTTTAGTACCACTTCCTGCTCCTTCACTGGTAACAAAGTCAGTCGCTTCATTACCTCGTAAGCAGGAGAGGAAACCGTGTCCTTTGTGTTCTTTCTTAACTCTCCAAGCGACAAACCATCCTTGGCGTACTCCATGAATCCCCAACCCAGAGGGTCGGCGAGTTTGTTGTAATACTCTGGGTGTTGCGCCATATACTGCAAGACTATCTCATCACCATACTTGTTGGTGAAGTCTTGCACATCTACCTCGTTGAATTTACTCTTTTGAGAAGAAGTCGTGTTGGCATCCAATGATTTCAGTTTGTTCTTGAACATCATCATCAGTCGTTGTTCGGCTGGGATGGATGAAACTAAGTAAACGTACTTTCCTCGTCTTACCTGTCCTGTGCGGTCGATACGACCACGCATTTGCACCTCCTCGTTGATATTCCCTTGCATCTGAGCGAATATCATGGTGCGCTGTCTTTGGTCTTTAAACTTAGTAGAGGCATGAAGAGAAATACCAGTTGAGGCAGAACGGTTCAAGATAAGCACGTCAAGATCACCATTGTTGAATCGGTCTGCCAAGGCATTCTTGTTGGTATCGGTGCGCTTTTGTCTTACCACTTTTCCATCCTCATTATATACGAACTCGGTGTTTCTACCAGTCAGCTCTCCCACACGATAGCCAGCTTGCTCCAACCTGTGTTTGATTACATCAATAGGGCTGATGCTCAGTCCGCTTGTGGCAGATGCTATCTTTTCCTTGATTTCGTTATATCGTGCCACTGCTTCTTCGCCAAGTTCCTCAAGTCTCAATACCTTATTGTCTCGGTCTCCATATTCATTCTTCTCGGTGTATCTCAATATACCTTCCAAACCTTTCATAAGGGTAGTGTTAAGGTCTGGCATATCCATCACTTCTCCCATCGGGTACTCGTCTGTCATACCCTCCATGGTGTTGTTTACTGCGATAACAGGTTTCTCTCCGTTCTTGATGGCTTCGATGGCATAGTCTGCCACCTTCTCAGCTTTGATGGAGAAGAGTGCTTGCTGTACTACATTGTAAGCTTTGCTTGCAAATGTAACGTTGCCGATACCCATATCCTTTGTTCCAGGTGTGTGGTCCACGCTACCTTGGATTAATGCGGCATCATCGCTCATTTCCCCCAACTTGGCATCCACGTAAGTACGTTGGAAGTTCAATATGTCGTTGAATATACCAAAGATATTGTCAAACTTGTCTCGTTGTGCTTGAATCTCTGTTTCGTCCTCGGTAAGTGGATTCCAGTCGATGGTTACGCCAGTCATATCTCGCTCACGGCGAATCATCTGACCGCTTCGTGTCAAGGCTTGGCTCATAATCTCTTGGAACACGGTACCACCTTTCTTGATGGCATTCAGAATTTTCCAAGAAGCATCATCCTTTTCGTCCTTTTCGTCCTTGCTCTTACTGCCCAAGTCTGTCTTCAAGGCATACAGTTTCATCGCATCAGGAGTTTTTGCATAGGTAGCACTAAGGAATGTTACGCCCTTAGCCTTTGGCAAAACCTTCTGAATGAATGCACTTCCGCTTCCTTCACCTGCGGCATCATGACTTTCGTCAAGTATAAAGATACTGTTCTCTGCGAGTTTTTCAATAGCATCACGCTTCAACTGTCCGTTGCGGTCAGCTGCATTAATCTTTTTCTTATCTTTCCACTTGCCACCCTTATATTCCTGCAAACCCGTTCTGATTTGCGAATAAGTGGTGAGGATATAATCATATCCCTCTGGCAATTTTCCGTTTTCTGCGATATATTTTAATACTCGTTGTGTTTCTGTAGTGCTTGGCACATTATATATAATGCGCTGTTTTCTTACCTTGGTAACCCTTCCGTCAAGTCCTTTCACCTCTTCATCGTAGTTCTCCTTAATGTTGCCATCCTTGCTGGAGGCTAGGATAAATGGACGCAATTCAGGACTACCAATGTCTGTCAAGTCACGATAGGTGTCAGAGAAAAGGTTAGGCTTGATGGTGAACGATACTGGAATCCTACCTTGCTTAACCGCATAACGAATGATGGCAGCAGCTTGTCTTCCCTTACCTATACCAGTCTGGTCTCCAATAATGAAGCCATTGCCTTTCTCCATCTGTTTTAATCCCAAGGCAACAGCATCCACTTGCTCGGCGGCGAGATGTGCGTACAAATCTTCCTTGTCATTATAGCCAAGGTTATCTACCAAGTATTGGTCGGCATCGCCAAGCTTATTCAATACCGTTTCAAGTGCCTCTTTTTGTCTAGCTGGTACCACGGCACCGAGCGACATGGAATGACTGTTAGGGGTATATGCAACCTTCTCTGTAGTCAAAGTTTGTTTCTTCTCTTCCTTTGGTTGGGTAGGAGTGTTGCTTACTGATTGAACATCTGAGGACTGTAGTCGTACTCCACGCTCTCGTCCATCTGTTCCGTTATCAGTTGCGCTAGTGTTGCTTCCTCCAGAGATAGAGTTGTCTCCTCGTCCGCTACTTCCATCGGTTCGTTCAGATTGTGGTACAGAAGTTTGTCCCCCTCTTGTGTCTGGGTTACTATTTCCATCGCTAGCACTCTCAGTTGTTCCTCCGTTGGCATCTTCTCGTTGCTCCACAGGTCGGGTGCTTGTGTCCAGTTCAGTCTGTTTAGGATTTGCAGGAGTTCTGTCAGAAACTCCTTCGTCTCCCATTCGTCCGACTCGTCCACCATTCTCTTTAGTAGAATCAGAAACGTTTGTTCTATCACCTGCATTGTCACCTTTTCGCTTTTCTTCTCCGTGAATATCCACGGATTTGTCTTTGCTACGTAGTATGTCATCGTTTATTCTTTTATAAAGTTCGTCATAATCTTTCACGGATTCTGCTCTAGCGTTCTTCTCCACTGGTGGGTACACCTTGTTTTCTGGGTCGAACTTGCGTCTTCCGTTTATTAATATAATACGTGTAGGGTAGGTAGTTCCCTGCTTTGCATAGAGACTGCCATCCACATTTATCACGTCCTCCACATTATAGTGGCTGTAGAGATAACCAAGGAAAGCCTTATCCTTCGGGTTCAGACTTCCGTTCTTGGCGTATTCCGTCTTGCCGCCGATGATGATGGCAGCACGACCATCGTTCTTCATGCTCTCCAAGGCATTGATAGCCATCTGACCCTCCAGAGAGGAAATCTTGTAGCCGTCATACTCCTTTGGCGTTGCACTACCGAATGGTGGGTTAGTTACCACCACGTCAACATCTTTGTCGGCGAAAGGCTGCGTGCCGTCTTGGCTCGTCACGTTCTTGAAGCCCTGTCTTCTCAGGTTCGCCAAACGTTGAGCGTCAATGTCGTTCACATG